ATGGCTTCATTTAGACAACGCAACAATACATGGCGAGCCGAGATAAGTGTAAACGGAATTCGCGAAAGTTCAACCTTTGATACAAAAGCTCAGGCTAGGGCTTGGGCATCTAAACGCGAGACTCAGTTACGCGAACAATCGCATGGCAAATTACCAGATCACTCTTTTTTAGAAGCTATTGAACGCTACTTAAGTGAAGTGAGTGTTAAAAAGAAAACTCATGAGAATGAAGTCAAGCGAATGGCTTTCTTTAAGCGTGAGTATAAAAAGCTATGTCAAAAACAATTGGCCAAAGTCACAACTGACGATTTAGTGCAATGGCGCGACTCCCGATTAAAAGAAGTGCAGGGTGCTACTGTCAGACGTGAAGCAAATATTTTAGCTTCTTTATTTACTGTTGCCCGGAAAGAATGGAAGTGGATTAAAGAGTCTCCAATGGCCGACTTGACTTTACCGCCACCATCAAAGCACCGAGATAGACGAATTGCTCAGGATGAGATTGATAGATTATGTCTTGCAGCAAATTGGGATAACAATGTTCCTGTGAATTCAACTCAGCAAATTATTATTGCCTTTCTCTTTGCGATTGAGACAGCTATGCGTGCTGGTGAGATTGTTGGGTTGACTTGGGATCGTGTTTATTTAAAAGATAGATATTTAGTTTTAACTGAAACAAAGAATGGTACTAAACGAAATGTACCACTATCTAAGCGTGCAGTTGAGTTGCTTACTTTATTAAAAGGTCTTGATAAAAAGCAGGTCTTTACTTGTAATTCCCAAAGCTTTGATACGCTTTGGCGTAAATTAAGAGATAGATGTCAAATCACTGATTTGCATTTCCATGATACACGCCATGAGGCTTGTACACGCCTTGCAAGGAAATTAGAAGTTTTAGACTTAGCCCGGATGATTGGGCACAAAGATTTAAGAAGTTTGATGATTTACTACAATGCTACTGCAAGCGAAATTGCAACGAGGCTAGATTAGCCCCGTTGCATATCCAAGATTAAGCCCAACGATTAAATTCGTGATGATCAATACCACATGGTTTACGCTCAACAAGATTTAAACATTCGCCTTGAAAAACCATTGGCAAATGTTTCTGTAATCCTTTTTCAAAATCCTGTGTAGCCGCCTTCATTTCATCAAGCAACTTAGCCAGTAAAGATTGAGCGTCTTCACGATCTCGAAGTAAGCGCTTAACTAATGCTTCCTCACATGCGTAACGTGCTTTTAGGTATGGCTCAATGATGCTTAGAATGCGATTAAATTCTTGTGCCAGCAATGGCAAATGTTCAACCTCAAACTTAGCAGGGCTCGGTACGCCAGTCACATTGCGAAGCGAGTACCAAATTGCGCTGCTGACTGATTGCTTCTGATCTAAGTGACCTGCACAGCACCAAATCAGACGCTTGATGTTTAACATGTCATTGTTGTTGATATAATTGCGTTTTTCGATTGGTTTTGGTGCTTCGTATTTGCCTGTTTTGCGGATGGTTGGCAAAACTTCGTTAAATACCCAATCTTGGAATTGTTTTGCTTCTGGTTTATTTGAACGAAAGATGATCCGATAAAGATTTGGCTCATTAACAAATTTAATCTTTTGATTTCCACCATTTGTAGGGGTGTGGCAATCTGCCAACCCCTTTTCATCCAAATCACGTAATAAACGAGAAGTACGATCAACTGATAAAACACAGCAGACATCAGCAAGACAAAACCACGGCTCAGCATCAATTAACTGAACGCGAACATTATAATCATTATGAAAAGTAAAATTAGAAATTGCATTCATGGTGAATACTCCTTGAGATAGGGATTTTCACCACCAAAATTGAGACCAATCAATTAGGGTGGCAGGTTAAACGGAATTGGTCTTACTAGTCTCAAGGGTCTAGCGTGCCGAAGCACTTCCGCCTAACCCACCATAACAGGGCATTTTCCACAGAGTGTAGAAAATTATAGGCAAAATAAAACCGCTAAATGCGGTCTTTCGACCTTGAGAAACTTTTGGAGACCAATCCAAACACCCGATTTTGCGGGTGCATATTTAAATTACATTCAATTCGATTCATTGTCAAATCACTTGGCTATTTTACGTGGTCTTCCTTTCTTTGGCTCATCATCTGATTGTTCATTCAACCAGTTTGACAACTCTGCCAAGTTCCAGCGTCTTCCTTGACCGCACTTAATAACATAGCGCGGTTTAGGGAAGGTTGGTAGGCAGCAAACCGCTGCTTTAAAGTGTACGTCTCGATATCCCAAGAACTCAGCAGCTTGAGAATCATTTAGCCAAATATCTGAAGGTGGTAACGCTACTACAAAGTTACTACCTATATTCGCAATTGCTGTCATTTCACCCCTCCTTACTTTCCGCTTTCTTTATCTACTTCCAAACTCACTTTTGAGCCTGAAAAATCATTGTTATTGATAACGATCGGCTTGAAGTGAGTCAGAACAAAAAGCACCAGATAAGCTATTGAAACTGCATATACAAAACTATCGGTATATTTACCAGTTCGTACTAATGCAATTCCAAAAATAGCCATAACCAATAATAGAAAACTGTATTTTTCACTCATCCCTCAGCTCCCGATTCAACATCCAACAACATGCTGCCTTCCTCTGGATATTCGGTCATCCAAAAGTAATAGCCTTTGCCACTGTGCCCATCTTCAAAAAATTTAATAGTTAGTTCAGTTTCAAGTTGATCTAAATCTTTCTCACCATCTGGATTTACAAATTCGAGAAGGCTTTTTAGTTGATGACCGCTAAGTGTTATGCTCATTGTTCAGCTCCCGATTCGCTTGCTTCTAAAAACTTCAAGTTTTCTGCAACTGCATTTTCAGCTTCGGCTTTTGAAGCGAATTGAAGAATTTCAAAGTTATCTTCATCTTTATAGATATTTGCAAAATATACTTTTGTTGACTCAGTACGTTGCCATTTTTGCAACTCAAGCACTTCTCCCTTATCTATTTCAATGTCATATTCGAAAGGGCAATCAACTACATAATCTGAGCCTTCCAAATAATATGTATCTGTAAGCTTTTGTTGAGTATCTGGCACCGCCTGATCATTATTAATCTGTGCATACAAATCTTGTCTTTCATCAAGCAATTCAGTGATTCGATCTTGAAGACGACCAATCTCAAAAGATTGTTGCACCGCCTGAGCTTTGGCTTTTTCTAGCTCTGCATCACGATGCTTTGCACATCTAAGCCAAGCATCCCAACGGCTATTCATGTTGCTTATTTCTTTCTGAGCAATTTCAGAAGGATTGTTTGATCTAGTCATAAACAGTTCATGCTCATGACTAAAAATAATGTCTCTTCTTCCTTTGTAATATTGGAAGGTGTTCAGAAAAGCCTCTCTTTCCTTATTCAAATCTGTCATGCTGCTGCTCCTAATTTCGGTTTCCAATATTTAGCGAAGTCAGCCACTTCACGAACAAGTGCCTTAACATCTGATTCCATGTTTAGGTATGAGTGCTGGTGTAATTCGTGATAGCTTTTAATTTTTACTTCTGTTAATCCGTCCATAACTTTATCTAGGCCAGAGTGTTCAAATACTTGGTATTTAAAGTTGTCATATTCCTTGACTAATAGGTAAGCGCGCCACTGGTATGCGTCCATGTATTTATCTGGATCAAATGCAGCGGTAAGCTTGTGGTCAATTAGCTTTGAACTAGTCTCAGCATCGATTTTTGCAACCAAATTAACATCATCAAAAATCCGTGTGACATACTTTTGTTCACGAACATCACCAAGTTCTAGAGTCCCGTCTAGGCCTTCACTAAACAGAAAGTTAAACCCCATTTCTTTTGTGACTTCATAATTAAGATCATGTTCAAGAAGGGCATGAAAAGCTGTGCCGCACTTCATTGCCATATTCTGCGTCTTTCCTAAGAACAACTCTTTAGCAAGTTCCTCTGAGGTCATATCATCATTCGATATGCCCCAAAGGTAGCTATCGAGCATTGTTGTCGATAGCCTGATAATCATGCCGTTTGCTCCTGAGGTTGAACGCTAGCAAATGTCTTAGTTTGCCCATCATAAGCAAATCCATACTGTCTAGCTTGCTCAACTGCTTTGTTCCACATCTGACGAACAAATACATGCCCTTGTGGAAGTTTGGCTTTAAGCTCTTCAAAGTCTTCAAGTGATTCGGCTGCTAGCACTTCTGAATCCCAATCATCTAATTCTTTTTGAGCTTTAGCCTGAGATTCACTAAGACTATTAATGTGGTTCTTAGCTTGATTTAGAATCGAATCAAGTTGATCCGGTTGTACATCTAAATCATTGAGAATAAGGTTTCCAATTGCTCCTGAGTCTTTCGCGTGAAATGCTGTGCTTGGTGCAAAATAGATAGCTTTTTGGGTTCCTTGTTGCCCTTGATGAGTTGTCATGTAGCCCATCATATCTGCAACCTTGTAGGCTTCTTTTTTACTTGCACCTACCATGTCAGGGCGAAAAATAATGTCGTCGCCTTTTTTATCTTCAGCAGTATGTGCAAGAAGGATTACATCTTTGCCAAAACTACGCAGAAGATTAAACCAGTGGGTGAATGTTCTATTTAAAGTGCCGTAGCCTTGAATTGATAATTCATTTGAATTACGACGGCAGTTTTTCTGATCTTTTACAAGATGCGCAATGATCACATCAAGCATTCGACCTGCTGTGTCTACAATTACTGTGTCATAACCTAAAAGATCATTTGCAGTTAATGATGAAACCTCAGACCAGTTATTAACCTGAACTGTGTCTTTACGGTATTTGCCTGCACGATGTGCGCCTTTATCAAAGTCAAAAAGGATAGGATTCTTAGCCGAGAAAGCTAAAGACGTTTTACCAATACCCGGATCACCATAAATAAAAGTAATTAAGGTCTCTACACGCATTGGCTCTTGAGCTGTAACAATTTTTAGTGCCATTTTCTAATACTCCGTAGACTGGCTTAAATCACATTACGATGTAGCTATAACAAACGGTGCATTGCCCATCGTTACTAACTTGCATCAGATCTTTGCAGCAAAAACACCATTCAAACTTGACAGGCTTTTGCTTCTTCTTGTTCTTTTTAGGAGCTTTCTTTTGCACTGGCGCATTCATAATCTTCTCCTAATTCTTAAAATGGCAACTGCTGAGTAGTGTCTGAATATCGGACTTCAATTTGTCCTTGTGTGGACTCCTCAATCAGCATCTTGAAGTAGGCCATTGCCTCAGCAAGTGTTGTCTCTGTTGCGGAAGCAGGACGACGGATAAGCACATCCATAGCTTCAAGTAGTTTTCTTTTCTCATGTACTTGCATCACACCACTCCCGCTTCTTCATCTGCCAACTCTTCGGCGTAGTATTTAAGCTGCTCGTTTAAGCTGTTTACTTGAGCCTCTGTGAGCTGAAAACGTAGTCCTATAGGTGACTCTATGCCGTCTTTATCAGTCACGACTGCATGAGTTCTTGTGTCTACTGAAAGCACTTCATACTGCTGATCTCGAGCACAGCCACTGAATTGATCAGTTACTTCACGAGTGTCGTAAGTCGTTTCAGCTTTGATTTGGCAGTTAAGAACATTGCAGCCGTAAGTTAGATCGAAATAAACCGTTTCACCTTCAACTTGAATGTCTGTAGACATATCTAAGTAAGGGAAAGAAGGGCATAGCAACTCTGGTTTAAGGGCTAACATATTCATGAGTTAGTACCTCTCAGCTTGAAGGCGAAGTATTTCAGATAGAAACTAATCATTTATCGACACCTCATAACGTAAAAGGGCTTCATAAACAGAATCGTGGATTTGATCTTTCCACTTGTTCGCCAGTCTTTTTATTTCCTGATGCTTCGCTTGTTTGTATGTTTCAAAGGCTTCTAAAGAGTTGCGAAAACAACCTAAATTTGTTTTCTTTCCAGCCAATCTGATTGAAGAGGTGTAAACACCTTCACGCACCAAATGAACCCCAATTGGCAAAGAACCGCGAGTTGCATTGGACTTGGTAAATAGAGAGTTAATCTCTTTAGGTACAAAACAAACTGCATCTTTTGAGTAAGTGCGATTCCCTTTGATCAGTATGTCTTTATCTAGATTCCAGCCTTCTAGTTCATAACGATGGTGGTTAGGAACTTCATGAATATCCTCTATAAACTTACTCAACACGAACCATTCTTCTGAACAATTAACGCCGATGTAAGAAGGGCACTTATCAAGAAATTTCTGGTTATAACAGCGAGATAAAACATTACGCCAAAGGTTATATTCCCAAATCTTTTTCCCATTAATGCGTATAGGTCCGTTGAAATCATTGACCCCAACACCTGCTACCAACCCATGACGACCAGATTTGATTTTGTAGTTATCCATGAGAGGGCTCCTTAGCTAAAGGCTGCAAGTCCTTTGCATAAACAAAAACATTTGTATATGAGTAGTTGCCTGTAGAGGTTTCTAAGCCATCATTGCAATCAACATCCCATACGTCATGGTGTGTGTTGCCTGATGTGTCTTGTTTTGATTCATGCCATCTAACTAAAGAAACAACTTTCCCAATATTTGATTTTTGATCATCATTTGCGAGAACAGCTAATTGACCAGGTTTGAAATGTGACATCACTTCACCCCCTCAACCTGAACGCGGACATACATGTTCTGTTTTGCTTTGAGTTCGTTGACGTGTTGCTCGTCGGCACAGCCTTTTAGGAATGCAAATACAATGAAGGTGATAACCCAGAAAGCTATGAAAGCTTTAGAGCCATCCCGGAAGGCTTGGCTAAACTTGTACTTTTCAATTCTTTGATTCATACTTATCTCACTCTTTGAGTAAAAGCACGCAGGTTTTAGTCGGTCTAGCGTGCTTTTTATTAAGGAATGAGTAAAGAATACTTTACATATTATTTGTTGTAAAGTGGTATTTACAAATTATTGTAAACTATACTAAACAATATGCTTTAATAGACAAAAGAAAACCCACCGTGGTGGTGGGTTTGTATGGTTAAGTTTGGCTACCTAATTTAGTGACGAAGGAATTTTGATAGGGGTTGAACTACAGCATAGTCAGAAAGGATAGCTTGCTCCGCTTTGTATTTATCATTCTCAGTATCATCAATAATAATATTAAAGGAAACATTATCATTTAAGTTTTGAGTATCGATCATTTTTCTCAATTGATAATTTGTTTTATTCTTATCTGCTTGTATGTAATCAATAAATGTACTGTTGTGTGAAAAATTAAAAGGGTATTTCTCCCCAGAGCGACCAGCAAGTTTAGGGCTTACCTCAATTGAGTGAAATTTTCTTTCTAGCACAACTCTAATTGAATCTAGAATTTCATCAATTGCTTGATGAGATCTTGATTTGTATTGGTAATTGATTAGCTTTCCAAGAAGTTCAGTATATTCAATTACAGTAAAATCTAGTTGTTTTATTGATGTCTCGGCAACCAAACACCCATCTTGTACAGAAATAGATTCATACATTTTGCAAAAGTATTTAATTTTATCAATCGCATCAAAATTTTCCACGCATACAGATTCTTCAAAATGACGAACATTTAGTCCATAGTCACTTAGAATAATTTGATCTCGTGTATTCTTATGCGCATAAACTACTGCTGGAGACCCATTTGGAAAAACTAGGGGTAGAGTGAAGCCACAAGAATTTCCTTGATCAGAAAACTTTTGGATAAAAGCATTCAAGACTGTATCTGAAAGATGTGCACTCATAGTAGCAACTCCCCCGCAAGAGGTTCCATTATATCACTCGACCTAATTTGCAAATTAATATTTTTAGCAAAAAGTTGAAACCATTTTTGCCAATCTTCAAGATTGTAAGATAAGTCAATTTCAAATGAGTCATCAAGAAGATGAATGTGTGGTCCATAAAAAACTTCACGCTTCTTTTTATCAACATGAGACCGCTGATGTTCTGGATATACACAAAGATCGTAAAGCCAGTTAGTCTTTTTTCCAACTCTCTGAACCAAACCAAAACTATGCTTCATTGAATCTGGTGCAATATTTGTTCTTAAAAATATACTTAACCCCACAATATTTAGCTCGGTTGATGTTTCGTAAATCGGAGCTCCTGAAAATTTATAAAGCGATAGACTATTTATTTCTCTCGCCATCTTAACTGGGGACTCAAAATATTTTGGAGCCTCCAGTATTCTTTTCCCCTCATCAAGGTCTCCAAAGCACCTATTCCCACTCATGCGCTTCTCCAAAATTATTCCCGAACCGTTATAAAGTACTGTGTCGGGTTCACAGCTTATTAATCTTTGGTGTTATTAATTTTCTGACCTAGCTTTCCTTCTTTTACCAACTGCACTACTTGTTCATTTGTAAGGACTGGAATAAAGACTTTATCACCAATGTCCTTTGAGAGGATCTTCACTTCTTCGGCTGTTAGCACCAAAGCTTCACCATGTTTCGCAGCATCATTGATGCGAGCAATAATCTGGTTGATTGGTCGTTTTGAATTGTCCATAAGTCTTCCTGTGATTAATGCGAATAAGGATGTTCTTGTCTGTGCTGACTTGGTGGTACGATGTCAGTAATAGCTGTAATGCTTTCTACCTCATCCATTTCAAAGAAAAATCGCTCACCACCATTCACAGAAAGCAAGCTTAAAACCCCGCCATTTATGCCAACAAATTCTTTAATTGTGCATCTTCCATCCTTCAAGCATACCTGAACAAACTCATTCGGCACGAGTTCCGCATCTGGATCACAAACCACATACCATCCATTACGGATAGCTGGAAACATTGAGTCGCCAGTGCCTTTAATACCATAGGCTCTTGGTCCTGCTGAGTGAGTTGGAACATACCCATCTCCAGCATTTCCATCGTATCCCATATCTGTGAAATACCCATCCATACCCATCTTTGAATAAGCTTTGACGGGAACGTATCTTTTTTGAATAGGGAATGGTTTATCTGATGTTTGAACAAACTTAACAGCATCTTCACTATCTGGAATGTTGTACTTCTGCTTAAAGGCTTCAATATCAAGAACATTTAATTGTGCACCACCACCATCCAGCTGTGTGGCAATCATTTTATTACCTTGTCCAGCTAGCCAATCTTTAGAAACTCCTAAAAACTCAGCCGCTTTAACTAAATTTGACCCCTCCAACTCTTGGGTTGGGCCATTTACCCACAACCCAACATTAGCCCTGCTCACGCCTGCAAATCTAGCCAGCTCAGTATTTTTGAATCTTTTACCTGTCACAGATTCATAGTGCTTTATAGCTAAAGACATTCGCTCTTGAAGAGTACTCATAGTGTAAATCTCATGGCTATTGCCATAAACAAAATGTAAAGGAATCTTAACTTTTCATTTGTAAAGCTTGCTAAACTTCTAACAGTAAAGTAGACTTGACAAAGTAAAGTTGAAATTGGAATTAATTATGCGAATTGAGATGAAAACATCTGATGTTTTGGCTCGGTTCAATGCGCCAAAAATCGCAAAACTTTTAAAAATTAGCCGTCAAGCAGTTTACCAGTGGGGTGAATTTGTACCCGAAGCTGCTGCTTTTAAATTGCTTGAACAAGAACCAACACTACCAGTTAAGAGGGTTTCATGAGCCTTGAAAAAAAATCTACGCATGTGCGTTTATCTCCCGAAATCCATGAACGAGCAAAAATACTTGCTCATGTTAAAGAAAAGGATCTCGCGGCCTATCTAGGTTTTCTTATTGAAAAAGAGATAGTTGGCGAGTGGCATGTATTCAATATACAAGCAAAATCTTTCGCGCGTTTGGGAATGTCGGCTTTAGTACGGGAGTTAAGTACAGAAGTCAGCTTTTCAGAGGGATCGGAAGGGATTAACGGGAATTTAGACAAATAAAAAGCCTGATCTCGTAAATCAGGCTTAGTGTTCAATCGGAGAAGGACCAAATGAACTATTCAATATTAGCAGAAACAGTAGAGAAGGGGAACTAGATGAGTAAAACCACTTTTAAATTTATTCAGTGGTACGAATCTAAGTACCCTGAGTTTGTAAATCGATATGGAGCTTTAAAACGCTTATATGACTCTGATTTAGATAGTTTCTTCATTGAAGAAATTGATGAGCTGTATAAGGAATTTAAGCAAGGTGGTGTTGTATGAGCTTATACACCACAGGTCATCCGGTTGTAGACAAAATTGCCAGCCTCAATATTGAAGGCAATGTCATTCCTGCTAATTGGTTTAATACTTTCAAATTGGAAAATGGAAAGCCCGATACAAATGCGGTCATTTTGCTTTCAGAAATTGTTTATTGGCATCGTCCGACTATTGTCCGTGATGAAGATTCTGGGCATATCGTTTCGGTAAAGAAAAAATTCAAAGCTGATTTATTGCAACGCTCATATCAGAGTCTAGCAGATCAATTTGGGTTCTCAAGGAAGCAAGTTAAAGAAGCATTAGATCGTCTTGAAAAGTTCGGCGTGATCAAGCGTCACTTCCGCTCTGTAGATGTAAATGGTCAAAAACTTAGCAATGTTTTGTTCATTGAATTAGTTACCCATGTTCTCTTTGAAGTGACCACCCTCCTAACTTCTACGGTAGGACCCTCCTCACTTGAAAGTCATGACCTCCCACCCTACAGGGAAGACCCTCCCCACCTGGAGGGTGACACATATACAGAGAATACTACAGAGATTACTACAGATAGTAAGTTAAGCACGGCTGAGCTTGAAAAAATCTTGAAAGGGAAGAAACCATGTGAAGCTCTTGTCGCTATCGGTTTAGATCTTGAGGTTGCTAAACGATTCAATGAATACCGTAAGACCCTTAAAAAACCATTAACTCTTGATGCTGTGATCAAGCATTACCACGAAAGCTGCAATGCAGGGATTTCAACTAATGATGCAGCTCGTATTGTTTTGAGTGAATCGTGGATTGGGTTTGCTAGTCGTTACAACTGGAAGCCAGCATTTGAAACTTTGAATGGTTCTGCACAACAACAAACACCAGCAGATATGAAAAATGCTGATCTTAATTATGGAGATTGGTAATGAGTTCTGATATCCAAAATATTTCTATTGAGCAGAGTGTTCTTGTTGCACTCATGACAACAAGCAACTCACTTGAAGTAGTTGCAAACGATTTGACTGAGGAACATTTCTTCGCTGGACGACACAAAATCATTTATCGCGCCATTGTTGAGTTATCAAATGCTGATATGCCGTATGACGCAGTATTCGTTGGCAAGCATCTACAAGAAAGAAATCTGCTTAACGATATCGGCGGTGAAGAATATTTAATTCAACTTAATAGCGCTATTGGTAGTGTCCATCACCTTGAATACTTTGTCGCAGAATTAACTAAGTTAAAAAACCATCGTGAAGTTGAAGGTATTGGTTTAGCTATTGCTGGACGCGCTAAAGACTTAACAGTAAGTGACATTTACCTTGAAGCTGAGAACCTATTCAGCACTTCAAGCAGCACCTTAGAGGCTAAGCAGACTAGTTTCGATTTCAATCAAGCACTAGAAAAAACTCTTGAAAGATTCGAAAAGAAAATTGCTCAAAAAGAAGATAAGGGGTTCATTGGTGTTCAGTTCAATATTCCACATTTAGATAATCTTCTTGGGACTATCGAGAAAGGACATTTTTGCGTTATTGGTGGTCGTCCGGGTAGTGGCAAGTCAACACTCGCGCAAATGTGTGCAATGCAAACTGCTAAGCGCTACAACATGCCTGTTTTATTTATCTCTGCTGAGATGGACACACCAACCCTAACCAACCGCATGATCTCAGCATTAGGGCATATCCCATATAACAATCTGCACAATGGGGAAATTTATGACGGGATGTTTGAAAAGCTTACTGGCACGATAGCTCAGTTCCGCAACCTTCCAATTTTTATTGAAGAGAAGCAGAAGCCAACAATTTCTGAAATCCAAAGCTATGCGCGTAAAGCAAAACGCAAATATAAGGCTTTAGGCTGCATCATTGTGGACTACTTGGGCTTAATTCGTGACCCATCTAAAAAAGACCGTGTTCAGGAAGTTGCATCAATTAGCCGTGATTTAAAAGCCATGGCTAAAGAGTTTGATTGTCCAGTAATTGCATTAGCTCAACTCAACCGAGCAGCAGAAGGACATAAACCTGTTGCAAGTGACCTCAAAGACTCAGGTCAAATCGAACAAGATGCTGACCAAATTATCATGGTCCACCCATTACTCGAAAAAGAGACAAATGCACCTACAGGCGTAACTGAATTGATCATTGCTAAAAACCGTCATGGGAAGCGCGGATCTGTAAAGGTTCAGGATCGCTTAGATATTTGTCGTTTCGTAGGCATGTCATTTCCAGTGGAAGAGAGAGGTGCAGCATGAAAACTTTAAATAGAACAAAGAAATTAAACTTTGATGACCAGCTTAGCTTACTCGTGTTTGGCTGTCATGCATCAGCGCCTTTCAGTGTCAAAGACGTGAAGGAATCAGTGTTTGATTTCAATCGAGGAACCATCTACAGCAATCTTCAAAAATTTGTTGAATGGAAATATTTCGAACGTGTTGGGAAAAATCATTACAAGGCAACTCAATACGCAAAAGACATCCTGAATGTTAAAGGGGAGCTGAAAGCATGATCGAATTTGCAGATTACACCTCAATGATGAAGCTGCGTAGAGCGTACAACCTCGGCACTCGCAATAAAGAAACAAGAGCAGCAGCGAACCTCTATGAGAAATTAAGAAAGCTGAAAATGCTAGACCAGCTTAAGCAGGAAGCCATGACTAAACGTTACAAGGAGGCGGTATGAAACCAGAACAGTTTATTCGTGAGTTCGGGCCTAACACTTTCAGAATATCAATGTCATTTGTCAACACTGCTAAGTATTTGGTGGTTCATGAAGGTGAAATTGATTTTACAGATGAAATCAAGCCTCACCATGGCGATCGTGTATTTGAGCGTGATGTGGTTAAGCGTCTGGTGGAGTCGGTTGAGCTAATCAACTTGTTTGGCAGCATCAAGATAGCAAAAGACAAAGTGAAGATGGCTGATTTTAATGGATTCTTACTTGTCTCAGTTCCAATCGAAAACGGCTTGGCAGATGTCTATATCCATAAAGTAGAACAAGCCATCCGCGACCACGAATCAATATACGGAGGCGGGGATGAGTAATAAAAAAGACACTCCAGATGGCGCTACACACTTCTTTACTTCGTTGGGTGGTCAAACAAGATTCTTCAAAATAGAAAGCGGCAATCTAATGTGTTGGTACGAAGAACTAGGCGCTTGGAAACATCCGGCAGCTTCTAATTGGCTTATGAAAAATATAAAGGTGATTCCGTGAGTAGTAGAAAAATTAGATCAGAACTCAAGAAGAAAGGGATTCCCGCAGAAGTTCATTGGGAATACATGTCTGATTGTTATGGTGGTGGTGCTTACTTTATTGACATAGACGCCGATACTGAAAACAAACTCTTAGATGCGGACCCTGATTGTGAGCCACAACTCGATGTTGGGTATGCAGAGAGCCTTGAAGAAGCTTTGGAGTTTATTGATCAATTGCCAAGTTTAAAAGGAGCCAGCCATGCGTGATTTTAAAGAGTTTGAACGTGGTGACTGGGTTGTCTTTGATACTTCAAAGCCATATTGCCGTTTACTGCCACCTTGCTTAATGAAATTTATTCAGATTGAAGACGGTGATGCTGTAGTTGAATCACAAGGCCGATGGAGCTTAGTAAGCCTGGCTGCGTTAAAACCTGCGTCAGAAGATGACATTGAAGCAGGCCACCGCATTGATAAACCCTCGAATTCAAGGGAATTAGAAATCCTAGACAAGCCAGAAAACCACATTTCGCCTAACTGCAAAGTAACTGAGGCGCACATTAACGAGGCTGACAAGCTCAATAGATTGGGGTGAAGAATGGATAAGTGTAGAGAAGAGTTTGAAAAGCAAAGGTACTGGATAGGGCTATTTAGAGCAGATGTCGACTTTGATGTGACTCTTGGGGAATTTGGAAGATATGTTTCAAATGGTTCAAGAAGAGTTGATGCAATGTGCTTGGAGTCATTTAACGAAAAATGGGAAGCATGGGCCAATGCATGGCAGTCACAGCAAGCGAAAGTGGAGGAGCTGCAAAAGCAATTAAGTGAATACATATTTGTATCGGAAACGCTTGATGAAATGTATGTGAAAGAAGTCCAGAAAAGTGACGAGCTGCAAAAGCGGGTGGATGCGGCACTAAAACTAATCGAATCATGGAATGAAATTGCTTTTGATAAAACCACTCATTGGACAGAAGGTTATGAAGAAGGGTGTTACCACTGTGCAGCGCAGTTAGAGCAAGCGCTCAAGGGGGAAGGATGCCAATAACTTACCTAGACCAAAGAAATCATTATGTCTGGACTACCTTGTCACCAAAGTTCATTGCGCCATATTGCTGCAATGTTTGCTCTGAAACGATTCTGAAAGAAGGCAGTTGGCTTTGCGATTATCCAGTTAATGGAAAAACTTGTGATGGTGTGCTTTGCAATGTTCATGCATACAAGATTGCAGAGCAAGTGCCAATGAAGGATGAAGACGGCAACTTTGTTGATGATGTGCATGTTTGCCCAGCTCACTATGAAGAATGGAAAAGACTAGGACAACCAAAGTTTTGGGAGCGTGACAAATGACCACATTCAAAGACTCACAACGCATTAGATCAAAACCAGTGGCGCGTTCTAGCGTGCCATTGAAGCATAGACAAGGTGTTAGCAAGGGCGAAGCAATGCTTTGCCGTCAGCTAGATGTGATGAAGATCGCTTATGAGCAGGAGTTTAGATTCCATCCCGAGCGTCGTTGGAAGGCTGACTTTCGAATTGAAGGATACATGATCCTAGTTGAAGTGGAAGGCGGTGCATTCAGCAATGGACGTCACACAAGAGGCGAAGGCTACACAGCAGACTGCGAGAAATACTCAGTTGCAGCTATTCACGGATGGACTGTAATTCGCGGCACAACAAAGCAAGTTCAAAGCGGCTTAGTGCTCAATTGGATTGAAGAAGCAATGAAACGGTTGAAGGTGGCGTGATGGAACTAAAAGAAGACAAAGGCTTGCAGTACATCCTCTTCGGATTGCTGCTAATCATAATCGGTTCAATCGGCAAGTTAGTAAGTATTTGGATGTAAGGGGATAAAAATGAATGCAGCAGTAGTAACACCAGTAATGGATTGGAACAAATACACAATTGATGGATGGCTAGAGCAGTTCGGCGCTTGGTGTGAAACTGTGCGCATGAAAGGAGGAGATTTACCAGATGGATTGCATATCAATCAGATCTATTGGTTGATGCGTGAAGCAGGGAAGGAAGTGCCAAGAGGCAAGTCTTACATCCGTTGTGAGATTAATGATTTTGAGGCGGATCAAGTGCAGACACTGTTACGAAGCATACTGCGGTCAGAGAAGGTTGATTATCAAGCTAAGTATGCAGTGATGTGTTTGATTAAACATAAGGTCGAAAATCGATCTTTAAGTGCGGTGGCTGGCATTACAAATCAGTCTAAAGCTCAGGTCGCAATTATGGTGAGTTGCGCTAGATTTTATTTATTAGGTCATGATAAAAGATTAAGACAAAATGGAGGTTCAAATGAAAACATACACTGTAAAACTATATGAAGGCGTTAGTCGGGAGAAAGTTAATGAAACTTTGAAATACTACCCTGATTATTTTGGTAAAATATCAATAATTACAAATGTAATTAATAATAAATTGCAATTAACACTAAAAGCATTTGAAGGAATCGACGTTATAACTGCCAATGATCTAATGATTAAAATCGTTGAACGTTTAAAAGCTTCTCAATTAGTAGAAAAGCATAATTTAGACTTGTTGACTGTCTAGACGCTTTATGGCATATTTTTGATATAGTGGACGAAGTATAAGTAATTCACTGATCTAAAGCTCATCGTTTGATGGGCTTTTTGTTTTTATACTTGCTAGATTTCAATTATGATTTAAAATTAAATCAGGTGGCTCGTCGCCAAACATCGCCACCTGAAATTCTATTAGAAATGATAGTTATTTGTTTGTGTCACCTCCATATTAATTAATTGTAGAGTTGATATTGTGTTGTACTGGTGGTGGGCACCAAGCGCCACCAGTGCAATCGTTAAAAGCGCCCCTTTTCTTTGCATTAAGTAATGTTCCTTTGATTTAATGGTTAGATTTACACCACACATTAGCTGTCTTCATCCTAAATACATGGTCGTTACATTATAAATCATCTAAATTGAATGCTTGTCTAAATGTTAAGCGTTTAAGAATGCCCACTTAAGCATGTTTATATTTATGCTATAGTCCAGTCTAATTAGAATTTGGTACTTAAAATGAATATCTGTGTTGGTGGTGAACTAGATGGGCAAGTGATAGAAAAAAAGGGGTGTTAAGAACAAAGATGTATATAAATATTAGTAAATTATAAAATTATTAAATAAATTCAAATATTTAAATTAAAAATAAGTGATAAAACTTTAACAATATTTACGTACGTGATGAATTTAGTAACTCAAATAAACATTATTTTAGACGGATAATTATAAAAAACGGAGTACAAATGTCATGAATAAGAATGTAGAGCTAATAAATTACATTGATGTAGCTGAGACAGTTTACGAACGGGTATATGAAAATAATAAAATTTCAAATAATTTGATTGTTAATCTAAATCGCATTATGGCTGAGATAAAGAATCAAGCTGCAGAAAAAAAACTCAAATTGAAGTACAGCTCAATAGACTTTGAATATTGTTTAAGTTTGCCTTTAGCTGATCGCAAAATAAAAGTAGATTTAAGCCTTATACCTCATTTTGAAGATCGTGAAGAAAGTATTTTGTGGTTAACTAACTTTATTGGAAAAATTTGTGAGCCCAGAAAGATGCAAAGACAGAAAAAAAACTTCATTAAGTACCTGTGAATTTTAGATGAACAGCCCTTAAAGCGGTTTTTTATTGCTAGTAGAATATTTAAGGTATCTTTTCTAATAGGCACACACTATTAAAGTGTTTTTTATTTATTTTTTAGATTGAAAAGATTGCTATTTAAGTAATTTAAATATAAAAATCTTTATTGATTGAGAGTAGTTGTTATACAGGATATTTATAAGGATTTTAAAATGACAATTATCACATTGCTCGATGTTAAGACGAAGAAGAAGGTGATAGTTCGGTCCGTAATAGACCCAATAGCAAGAAAAGACAAAAAAGGGAATATACAAATTATTCAAATTCATAAATGGCTATATGATGAATCTGGAGATTTCGTTGATGAAGACTTATATGAGGCACTCAACAATGGAGAAGTTGGAATATACATAACTTTGCAGTATATGATCATTAATATTGAAAATTAATTATTTTTTATTTTTAGTCAGTTTGAGTTCTTACTCTCTAGAGCCTAATGGTTACTGCACATAAGACCTTATTAAGTATTACCTATTGATGGGCACATATTCTTTATAAGTCTTGATAATTAAAAAAATTATGTAGGCTAAAAATAAAACCATTTAAAAAAAGAAATCTTTATCTATTTAAATATGAATATTTGATGTTTTTAATTCAATCCCTATTGCTAGTGCTTAAATATTATGCCAATATGAAGTTGGAGATATTTCCGAATAGATATTTCCTATTTCAGGTTTAAGCGTTTTTTTCGCTAAGTCCATTTCTGAATAAAAATAGGAAGTGGGCTTTTTTATTTTTAAATATTTCAGTATTATCAGTGTGTTGCTTTAAGTAACACTAAACCTTATTGATCAGCGCAAATATCAAAAAGGGGGAGCTTGCCTACTAGGCAAGCTTTTTAAATTGATGATTTAAACACAATAATCCATTTTAAAGCTCAATAGAAAGATCAAACTTCCATAGCTTTTATTCGTACTAATTTATTGAATATAATCGTTTTTATAATTTTTAAAATTTCCTTAAACTAAAAATGGAAAATTTCTTGTTGCAACATTGTTATAATAGGACTACCTTAAGAAAAATACTTTATAAAAATGAGGAGCTGCTGAAATGCCACAGTATCTCATGTTTGCGGAAAATATTTATAACAAAATTAAAGATGAGGAATTGTTTTCACATGACTGTATTGAAAATATGAACTTACTTATGACATGTATACGCAGAGAAATTGAGGGAACAGAATTTAAATTAAAATTTAATTTTATTGATTTTGTTGAATTGTTTAGTAGACCATTAGATGAATGTAAAGTAAAAATAGATGTTAGTTTGATTCCTCCTCATAATTCAGAAGGTGAGTATATTTTATGGTTAGCTGGATTAATCGAAAAAATTACAGAAGGTGGACCTAAACCACCTCCGCCTATAAAGAAGTTTATTCCAGAGTATATGAGCTTGAAATTTGAATTAGATTTTTTACCCTTAAATGAGGAAAAAATTCAAAACGAAGGTAAAGAAATTACGGATTACTTTAATTCAAAGCTTTATAAGGCAACTTTTAAGAAGTAATACTATATTGCCTGTGAGTTTAGCCACCGCCTAAGGGCGGTTTTTTTTATGGGTAAGAATAATGGATTCTACAGAATACTTTTGGCTTACTCGGAAAAAAGAACCTAAAACTAAACCTAAAAGCCGGCCATTGCCTAAGGCGAAGCAAAAATATCTCGAGGCTGAGGCAACACTTAAGGAAGAGCTTGAGGATTTGGCGATTGGATTTGAAAGTAAGTTTCAGCCGATCCATACCAAACACTGGCGCTTTGATTTTCATATAGTGAAATTGCGTTTGCTCATTGAAATTGAGGGTGGTCCCTGGTCTGGTGGGCGTGGTGGAAAGCTGTCAAATAAAGCATGGAGTCTTAATCGATATGATCATGCTGAAGAGATGGGTTACAAAATAGAGCGCTTTCATCCAGATTCTATTTTGTCGGGATATGTCATCAACTGGATAAAAAGTGAATTAGCGAGAATTGAAGATGGAGCAGATCAGACCATTTCCACCGACTGATTTTATTGATCAAGCTGAAGAAGAGGAAGCAATTAGACTAACACCAGCACCGGACTTAAAAAAATGGGTTGTGGCTAATTACTTAACTATTGGGGGTCCTATTTATAATCCAGATCATGATCATATTGCTGAGCTGCTTCATGATAATGACGAGTTTTTAGCATTCGCGTGGGCCTCTTCTGCATATAAAAGCAAGCAAGCTATGGTGTTAGGCCAGTGCGAAAAAGTCATGTTCAATGTTGGTGGCTGGCGTAAAGCTCGACAAGAGCAACAGATGCGTGATTGGTTTGGTTTTGTACCTACTTATTTAATAACTGTCGACGCTTCTTTCTGTGAGCGTGCAAACGATACAGAGTTCTGTTACTTACTTGAACATGAGCTTTACCACATTGGAGTGATGAGAGACGAGGACGGAGAAATTGTTTATAGCGATAGTTCTGGTCTTCCTAAGCACTATCTTGCTGGTCATGACGTTGAAGAGTTTATTGGCGTAGTTAAACGTTATGGACCAAGCAAAAATGTTAAGCGACTTATTGAAGTCGCAAAAAATCCGCCGTTTGTTTCGAATCTTGATATTTCAAAATGCTGCGGCAACTGTGTAATCAATTGAGCCTAATGGCTCTTTTTTTTGCCCATTTTGTTATACGTAGTTATACGATGAGGAAGTTATGGCGACACTAAAAGAGCCTGTGAAAATCTTTATAGTTCAGTCTCTTGCTTGTCGTGATACACCTCAAGAAGTGGCTGAACTCGTAAAACAAGAGTTTGGCGTTGATATAGATCGTGTTCAAGTTGCAACTTATGACCCTACAAAGGTTGCTGGTAAGAACTTAAGCAAAAAGTATGTCGAACTATTTGAAAAAACCAGAGATGAGTTTGATAAAGGCTTAATTGATATTCCAATTGCTAATAAGTACTACCGATTGAAGCAATACCAAAGACAACTTGAGAAGACTAGAAACGTCAAAACAGCCTTAAAAATTCTTGAGCAAGCCGCTAAAGACATTGGTGGTCAATTTACTAATCGCCAAGAAATTACAGGCAAAGACGGCGGACCAGTCCAAACAGTTAATTCAGAAATTCCAGTTCCAATGGAAGATTACTTAAAAGCGCGGAGGGAAGTCTTAGATGAGTACTGATGCGGCTCGGGATAAAGCCATCCGGATCGAGGCGCAAGAAGATTTATATTTCTTCACAAGGTACATGTTTAAGGAGCGCCGTGGTTATAAATGGATGCAAAATTGGCACCACTTAGAAATCTGCGAAGCTTTAATGAAAGTTTATCGCGGAGAGATAAAGCGGTTAATTATTAACGTTCCACCACGATATTCTAAAACTGAAATTGCTGTAATTAATTTCATGGCTTGGTGTTTTGGTAAGAATCCAGACTGTGAGTTTATTCATATCAGTTACTCGGCAATGCTTGCCGCAAATAATGCCTTCCAAATACGAACTCTTGTACAAGAAGAGGCGTATAGAAAAGTCTTTCCTGAGCTTACATTGCGTGATGATAGTAAGGCTAAAGACTTCTGGAGAACTTCTCAAGGCGGTGTCTGCTATGCGACAGGTACAGGCGGTACGATTACTGGTTTTGGTGCAGGAAAACTTCGTAAAGGCTTTGGTGGCTGCATTATTATTGATGACCCACATAAAGCACATGAAGCTTCATCAAAAACTATTCGAGAAGGGGTAATTGATTGGTTTCAGAACACACTCGAATCGCGTACTAACTCGCCAGATACGCCGATCATTGTGATTATGCAGCGACTTCATGAAGATGATTTAGCTGGATGGTTGCTAGGTGATAGAAAAGACGGCGTTCCTGTAGCTGGTGGTAACGGTGAAGTGTGGGAGCATCTATGTCTTTCAGCTATTCAGGAAGACGGATCCGCACTGTGGCCAGCAAAACACAATATCCAAAAATTGAGGCTAATGGAGCAAGCAGCACCATATGTATTTGCCGGGCAGTACCGACAAATGCCATCACCGCCAGCAGGCGGTTTTTTTAAGCCCGACAATATTCAAATTGTTGATGCTTTGCCTGCGGATGTAGTGAAACAAGTTAGGGCTTGGGATTTTGGGGCTACCGAAAATGAGGGCGACTTTACAGTAGGTGTGCGAGAAGCTCTAGGCGCAGATGGTTTTACTTACATTGTCGATGTAACTAGAGGACAGCTTGGACCTGACAATGTGAATAAGCGCTTAGAACAAACAGCAAAAATAGATGGGAAAAAAGTTTCTGTGCGTCTACCACAAGATCCCGGTCAAGCTGGTAAATCACAAGCTAGTTCATTTGTGAAGCTTCTTGCGGGTTATAGCGTGATAGCTAAGCCAATTTCAGGTGACAAGCTTACACGTGCACAACCATTTGCGGCCCAAGTTAACGTAGGAAATGTACGAATGCTCAAAGGTGAATGGAATAAGGATTTTATTGATGAGCTTCGTCATTTTCCTAATGGCACACATGACGACCAAGTGGATGCAGCTTCAGATGCGTTTAATGAATTACATGAAGGTTTTGAAGCCTTCTTTGCTGATATGGGATTTGCTCGATGAGTGATGTAACTTTTCAACATGCTGAATATGTTAAGAACTTGCCATACTGGCAAAAACTTGATGATGTTTGTGAAGGTGAAGATGCAGTTAAGGCTAAAGGTGAAAAATATTTGCCGATGCCAAATGCACATGATAAATCACCTGCAAATAAAAGCGCTTATGAGGCTTATCTTACCCGTGCAGTCTTTTATGAAGTAACAGGGACTACATTAAATAGTTTAGTTGGTGCAGCTTTTGCAACCGATCCAAGTTTTAAATTTCCTCCGGAACTTGCTCATTTAGAACGTAATGCAAATGGTGCTGGTTTAAGTACTTATCAATTGGCTCAAAATGGAATTCGCCATTTATTGAAGCATTATCGTTGTGCTTTATATGTAGATTATCCTGATGTGCCGCCAGCTCGTAATCTAGCGGAATTTAAAGCACAAAAAGCCTATCCGATGATTCATTTACTAAATGCCCTTGATGTAGTGAATTGGGATTCAGTAATGATCGATAACCAGAAAAAGCTTTGCTTAGTGGTTATACGTGAATTTAAGTCTGAGCGCGGTGCTGATGGATTTAGTAAAACCGAACAAGAGCAATATCGTGTACTTCGTTTAGAGCAAGAGGGAAATGGGGAATATATTTATTCCGTTCAGGTGTACACAAAGGGTGAAAAGGGTAACTGGGTTGGCGGAGAGAAGAAGTTTCCAACAGATTACAACGGGAATTTCTGGACCTATATACCTTTTACATTTGTAGGTGCAATTGATAATTCAGAAGAGATTAAAAAGCCACCATTACTTCCTTTGGCTAATCTCAATTTAGCCCATTACAGAGACAGTGCGGACTTTCAAGAGTCCGTTTTTTATATGGGGCAACCTCAATATTATGCGAAGGGTGTTAATTGGGAGTGGTATGACCAAGCCAAGAAACGTGGCATCTACATTGGAGCGAAAGTACTTTTGCCTTTACCTGAAAATGGTGGTTTAGGAATTGTACAAGCCGACCCTAATACTCTTGCCCGGGAAGCGATGAAAGATAAGTGGGAAAAAATGAAGGAGATGGGGGCGCGTTTAATTGAGAAGGGCTCGGGAAGTAAAAAGACCGCTACCGAAGCGAATAGTGATGACGCCGTTCAGCATTCAGTTCTTTCGCTCTGTGTCGTTAATATGAATGAAGCCTTGTCAGCAGCATTACGATGGGCTGCTAAGTTTGTAACGCCTAATGTGGATGTTCTAACTAAAGATGATTTGATGTTCGAAATCAGTCAAGAATTTAACAAACAGGGTTATTTAGCTGAGTTAGCTCGACAGTTATTTGAAGCAGCTCTACAAGGCCGATCTTCATTTAAATCATGGTGGGAATACAACCAAACAGGTATGTTCCCTAAACAAAAATATGAAGAAGAGCTTCAGAATGTTGAAGCAGAGCAAGATGGGACTTTAAATCAAAAGGTAGAGTGAGATGGCAACAGATATCAAAAAACTATTTGAAGTACTCACTCAGCACCAGGCCTATCTTTATCGTGCTTCATCAAAAACGGTAAATGAGTTATTGGCTTTATTCAATGATGATACGAGCAAGATGCTATCTAAGCTTCGGGATTTATTGGATGAGCTTAATGAGTCGGAGAAAGTTGCTTTAGCTGGTGGTAAATATACAACTTCAAATTTAAGGGAAATTAGGGATTTGATTGCCCAATGGTTTGCCAGTGTTAATTTAGCATTACCTGAAGCTTTTGCCGTTTCTGCTACGGCGCTGGCTGTTTATGAGGCCAATTACGTAGCTAAGCTCTATGGAGCAAAAATTAATAAGCCTGATGGGGAAAAACTATTCTTATCCGCTAAAAAAGTTCCGTTGGCAGGTGGCGCTCTTGTCGATGATCTGCTTTCAAGAATTGCTGAAAGTGCCCGTCAAAAGGTTGAGTATGCAATTCGAGATGGTATTAATTCAGGCAAAACTAACCAAGAAATTGTTCAGCGTATTCGTGGTACCAAACGGCTTAACTATGAAGATGGGATCTTAAATGGTACCAAAACTGATATTGAGCGAACGGTAAGAACTGTGCGAAGTCATGTAGCTAATCAAGCCTATCTAAATAGCTTCAACCAAATTGGCTTTGAATATGTCCGATTTGTTAGCGTTTTAGATGGACGAACTTCTAAGCTTTGCGCTTCATTAGATGGTTCAGTGTGGGAAATAAATGATCCGGCAAAGCGAGTGCCGCCGTTACATCCTAACTGTCGCAGTATCTTGGTTCCGGTCGAGAAGGACGGTCAACTTGTTGGCGAACGGCCATTTGTAATGGACGAACGTAGAGTTAAAGACATCCCCAAAGAAGAGCGAAGCCAGTTAATAGGACAGTTAGATGCAAACACCACATTCAAAGAGTTCTTTAAGAAAACAGATGATTTCTTTCAAAGGGAGTGGCTAGGGCCAAAGCGCTTTAAGCTCTATAAAGATGGGAAATTTGATTTTGATAAGTTCTTTGATCCTGAAGGCCGTTTCTATAGCTTAGATGATTTGAGAAAGTTGGATGAAAAAGCTTTTAAAAAGTTGGGTCTGTAATTTTTCTTATGTTATATTTTTTAAAACATCAGAATTTATACAATATGAAAACAATAGCTTTTGTATGTCTAACCCTAATTTCCATCACTTGTTTAGCTGAACCAAGTCAAAAATATCTTAAAGAATATGATCGATTGTCTGAAGCTTTGGAGTCAGCAATGGCAAATGCATATTCTTTTGATCCTGCAACTGGTCAAGTAAAACAGGCTACTCAAGGTTTAGAAGCTAAAAATAATTTATGTAGAGCTGCCCAGGCGAAACTAAACCTCACCACGTTTTTAAAAGACAATTTAGAGGAATCTAAAGAGCTTTATAAATCTATTGATGGTGCAGAGACTCTAGATAAAAATTATCTTAGTGGACAACAGCAGGAACAACAAAATCTCGTTTCAAATTTGAAAAAAGACCTTGTTGGAACTGGATTTAACTGTGAGTAATTATTGCCGATTACAGGTAATTCTAAACTCACTTAAGACACAATTTTCACCTATATAAGCGCCCAAATGGCGCTTTTGTCATTTATGGAGTTTGGCTTATGAGTGAATCAAAAGTTAGACATTTGGTACTTAAAAGAGTTTCAGATAAATCTTCTCATCTTGCTCTTTGTGACGAGGAAACAGGTATTCCATTAGCTGGATTAACCGCTGTAAAAATGAATTGTAGTGTTTTTGAGGGTCCAGCGACTATCACGGCAACATTTGATGTAGGTGGTCCTCAAGGCATCCGCTTAGTTGGTGATGAACCTAGACAAAAGGTTTGGAGTGCAAAGGAAACGTAGCGAAAGGCACTACAAATGCCTGAAAAGCAAATCAATATGTCAGATGCTCAATATATTCTGAGCACAAAATGAATTCTGGTGCCATTTCTTCAAATTAAGGTTTCAAGCCATGGCAATTTATGGTTTTACTTTTGAAAGATTAAAAGCAATTGCACTCATCAAATAGAACTTAATTTTTAACCATAGCACCTTCGGGTGCTTTTTTTGCGAGAAGAAAATGCCAAGCCCTATTATCCAATATTTCCAATATGAACATTTACCTGAACATTTGCAGCAAGTTAGTAAGCCAATTGGTGATTTAGCTCGGCAAATGGATGAGCAACTTCCTGACGGGCCTGAAAAATCCACAGGATTAAGAAAGCTACTTGAAGCAAAAGATGCATTTGTACGCCAAGCTTTAAGTAAATAATCATTTATAGAAATGAAGCGTCCTAAAGGGCGCTTTTTTATTGCCTGCCGAAAGCGGATGCTAACGGCGAATCCGGGCGGATGCCCATTTTGTATATATAGGTTGGATGACCAATGAAACTTAAAACAGTAACAATCGACGGTAAAGTTTATGCGGAAGTAGACGGTGATAAGCCGATCTATATTCATGATGACGGCAAAGAAATGCCACATGATGCACCACACTCGGTAGCAACAATTGCACGCTTAAACAATGAAGCTAAAACACATCGTGAAGCCAAAGAAGCAGCCGAAAAAGCATTAAAAGCTTTTGAAGGAATTGAAGACCCAGCGGCAGCTAAAAAGGCATTACAAACAATCCAAAATCTCGATGATAAAAAGCTGGTGGATGCCGGTGAAGTTGAGAAAGTTAAAGCTGAAGCTATCAAAGCAGTTGAGGAAAAATATGCCCCGATTGTTGCGCAACGTGATGCTCTAGAAGCCTCTTTACATAAAGAACTTATCGGCGGTGGTTTTGCTCGTTCTAAGTACATTCAAGACAACATTGCAGTACCTGTGGACATGGTTCAGGCAACCTTTGGTCATCACTTCAAAATCGAAGAAGGCAAGGTGGTTGCATATGATCCGAACGGCGAAAAGATTTATTCACGTGTCCGCCCGGGTGAACTTGCAAATGTTGATGAAGCTTTAGAGTCATTGGTTGGTGGATACCAGCATAAAGACTTAATTCTTAAAGGTGGTAAAGGAACTGGTGGCGGTTTTCAAGGTGGGGGCAAAGGTGGAGCACCTACTGGAATGAAACGCAGTGAAATGTCTGTTTCTCAGAAAGCAGATTACATCAAAGAACATGGCAATGATGCCTTCCTAAAACTACCGAACTAATCATTAAATATTTGGAGATAAGTAGTTATGACTACGACAGTTAATTCAGACATGATCATCTATAATCAATTGGCTCAAACTGCTTATTTAGAGCGTTTGCAAGATAATTTGAATGTATTTAACCAAGCCTCTAATGGTGCAATTGTTTATCGCAATGAGATCATTGAAGGTGATTTCAATAAAGAAGCATTCTACAAAGTGGGCGGTAGCATCAAACATCGTGATGTGAATTCAACCGCCAAAGTAGTTCCAGAGAAAATTGGTTCTGGTGAGTCTGTAGGCGTAAAAGTCCCATATAAATATGGTCCTTATGCATCAACTGAAGAGGCATTTAAGCGCCGTGCTCGTACACCAGAAGAATTTGCTATGGTTGTTGGTTACGATCTTGCAGATGCATTGGTTGCAGGCCGATTAGAGTACAGTTTAGCTTCTTTAAAAGCTGCTATTTCTAGCAATCCAGACATGGTTGCAAAAGGTAGTATCGTTGTTGATGGCCGCAAAGCATTGACTCGTGGTATGCGAAAGTTTGGTGATAAGTTTGGCCGCATTGGCTTATGGGTGATGAACTCAGATACATATTTCGATATTGTCGATGATGCAATCACTAAGCAAATTTATGGTGAATCTGAAATCGTTATCTACGGTGGTTTACCGGGAACCTTAGGAAAGCCGGTCTTGGTGACGGACGCTGTAGGTGATAACGATGCTTTTGGTTTGCAGTATGGCGCTGTCACTGTAACTGAATCACAAGTACCGGGCTTCCGAGCTTATGACATCAATGATGAAGAAAACTTAGCAATCGGTATGCGTGCTGAAGGTGCATTTAACTTAGATATTCTTGGTTATAGTTGGGATACATCGAAAGGTGAAAATCCTGACCTTACATTACTTGGTTCAAGCGCTAACTGGATCAAATATGCAACCAGCAACAAAATGACAGCAGGTACCTTACTTGATTTATCGGGTACAGCGACAACTGGTTAAAACCTAAAAATTAAAACCTAAGGGGGCTAATAAGCCCTCTTTTTTATTATTAAGAGAAAAGCGCCATGAAGATTATCTATACACGCATTGCAGCAGCGGCTGCATTAGAGACAGGCATTATTGCTAACCCTGACTATTATGAAAACCCAAATTTGAAAGCAAAAGAGGTAATTATTTACGGTAATTATCCAAAGATTCAAAAGGATTATGAATCTTTGGAAGTTCCAGTTGAAGTTCGTAAGTTGGAAGTGCCACAAAAAACGACTTTGGCCACAGTAAATGTCGCAGTGGGAATTACCCCTGAACTTCAAGCTGTGATGGATGATGCAAAAGCTGAATGTGAAAAGGTAGTTGAAGAAAACACTCAGCTTAAGCAGAAAATTGCCATCTTAGAGCAGGCCGGTGGTAACCAGTCAGAGTTGTTATCTGAAAATTCACGATTAAAAGATGCAGCAGTCTTAGCAGATAAAGCTCTCAAAGATGCTGAAGCTCAAGTGGTCGGTATAAAAACTGAATTTGAAGCTTTTAAAAATGATATTCCTGCAATGCAGGCACGTATTGCTGAATTGGAAGCTGGAAAAGCGGCAGAAAACCCAGCTACAGAAACGGCAGCTAATGATTTTGAAAACTGGTCAAATGATCAATTAAAAGAGTATTTGGCTAGTAAAAACATTGGTTACAAGCCGTCTGCAACAAAAGCAGAACTTCTTAAATTAATCCCGAAGGAATAATGCAATGAGCTTTATTACTGTAGATGACGCAAATTCAATTTTGGGCAGCGATTTTGCACCAGACAGTGATAAGGCTCGTCTGGTGAAGCTGGCAAATGTGTGGATGAAAAACAGAATTGGTTTTGTACCAGATCCAATTGATCCACTTCTTAAGGACGCGGCTTGTGAAATTATCAAAGGAATTCTGGCCAAAGTAATTTATAACGGCAAAGAGCAGCAGTTGAAGCGTAAGAAAGTTAAGGCTGATTCTGTTGAGTCAGAAAAAGAATTTCAAGACGGATCTGAAGCAATCTCTAGCTTTGAACAGATAGCAATTGATTTTATTGATTCACTTGATTTGAAAGATCCAAATGCAAGTTTTAATGGCTTTGGCATACCACTTTACAGGGCATGATATGGGCTTACGTGACGAAATTCAGGCAGACATTGCTGAAGCATTTAATGATGATTTAGCAGATGCCATTCATACCTTTACATGTGAGCGGATCTCTAAAACGAATTGGGATCCTAAAACTGAAACTTATGTTGAAGTTAAAGAAAACTATTCTGGCCGTGGCGTTCTGTTTGGCTCATACAGTCAATATGAGATCCAAACACTTGGAGTACTGGCCACGGATAAAAAGGCAACCGTGCTTCAAAATGAAGTAACTATGACTCCAAAAATTGAAGATGAATGGTTAACTGCCTTAGGCTCATTCCGGGTAATTAATATTCAACAGGATCCAGCTAATACTATTTGGAAATGTCAGCTTCGAAAAGTGTAGGGGCTAAAATGGTTAATCCTGATTATGTTCCTGAATGGTATATCTCGCCTTTTCAACATGTGCAGTACACGCTTGCTCGAAATCAACTACACATGGATTTGTTATTTGAAGATATGGATAAGGCCGATCAATTTTTGGATATGGGAGCGGATGCGCAAGTTAGTACTTTTTCTGATGGTGCATATGCAATCGTCCAAATTGGTGATACGGCGGATAAAGACCGAATTCAAGTTTATGGATTGCTTTTACATGAAGCTGTTCATGTCTGGCAAAAGATTAAAAAGCTCATGGGTGAACGAGAACCGAGCTCTGAGTTTGAAGCTTATTCAATTCAGGCGATCGCTCAAGACCTTTTTAAAATGTATGAAGAAAGCGAGGTGAATGATGGGATGGAAGGGGAAAAAGCCAACTGAATTTAGTTTTGATGTGTCTAAAGCAGCAGAAGACCAGGTGAAGCATATTGTTATGGATACTGTGCAATCCTTAGTTAATTTAAGTCCTGTTGATACTGGAGCATACCGTGCTTCACATATTGTTTCGGTTGGATCTGCTGATTTCGGCGTGCGTGAACCTGAAACAAACCCTATTAACGACGCAGCGATTCAGGCAATGAAGATTAAGTTAGGTAATTTGGTTTATATCCAGAACAATAAAGCTTATGGACCGCGCTTAGAAAACGGCTGGTCTGATCAAGCACCACAAGGTATTTATGGCCTCACGTTTAACTTTATTTCTCAAAAGTACGGTGGCTAAAATGGCAATGACTTTAGAGCAGACAAGGCAAGCTATTATTGATCGCATGCAAAGCTTTACGGGTATTGCTCAAGAACGGATTCAGTATCCAAATGCACCTGACTTTACTGTTCCAACAAAAGGTGTATGGTGCCGTTTAACGATTGCAGGTGGCCCGAGTTTTACCTCAGGCATTGCAGATAAGCCATGTACACGCCGTACCGGTAATATCATGATCCAATGCTTTGACCGATTACATACTGGAGAGAAGGCCGTAACGGTTCTAAGCGATGCATTGCTGGCTCATTTTGAATATTTCATAATCGAACACTTAGAATGTTTGAATGGCCAATCTATTTATGCGGGTAAAGATGCTGATTTCATTCAGTATAATGTGAGCATTGGGTTTAAGGTGAATTGATATGTCATGTATGCTGACTTTAGAAGAAATCGAAATTAAACGGCAAGAACTGGAAAGACATCTTGAAGATGTTATGTCTGTTGAACTGAAGAAGTGGCAAAGCGAAAACAAGCTATGTGTTTCCGATGTGAATATACGTTTGGCCAATGTGAATAGTCTTGGTGGAACTAAACATAATGTAGTTACTGGAGTAAGTGTTGATTTAGATTACAAACCTTAAATTACTTTAATTAAATGACCGCTAAGAAGCGGTTTTTTTATGCCTTATTCACTACCACCTCATCGGTGGTTTTTTTATGTCTATAGGAATCACTTATGAGCAATTTTGTTTTTAAGCGTGGTGACACATTCAACTTAAATTTGCAGCTCGTTGATATGGATGACGCGCTGCAATATCCAGCCAATGATGTACGTCGAGCAATCGATTTAACGGGGTATACCTTTACTTCGCAAGTTAAAACTCTGGATGGAACCGCCGTTGCAACTTTCACTTGTACAGCTTTAAACCAGAGTACACAAAAGGGGTGGCTAAATGTTAAGTCCAGAGCAAGTACTGCAGCGTGGCCTTTGGGTCTGTGTCAGATGGATATCAAAGCTGTGGTGAGCGGTACTACTCAGCATACAGAAACTTTGACTTTTCAGGTAATTGACGGGGTGACTGCATAATGGCAAATCTTTTATTTAGATTTAGTTGGGACCACCGACCTTTTGTTTATAACTCATCTCAAGGTAAGCGGCAATTTATGCTGCCTTTTGCTTCGGGCATTCCAAACCTCACTCCAGACTGGACTCAAGTTACGGGCTTAGGTACAGCGGCAACAAGAGGTGTTGGAGTAGAAAGCAGTAATGTAGCAGCTTATGGTTCTTATGGTTTATCTAACTTAGGTTATGGTGGATCTCCAACTTCAGAAGCCGGAAATGATATTGATGCTGGTTATAAAGCAGGGAGACAAAAGACTCGTTTTAAGAATGCACCCACTAGTATTTATACAAATCCCTATATAGCTGCTTATGCACCTTCTATCGTGGTTACTCGTGGAGAATTTACAGGTACGGAGTTATTTTTACCATATTACACCTCAACACGCGCCAATTGTATGGCTGTAATTGCATGGAATTATGTGCCATCCACTGACACCTTAAGTAAAACCGAGCAAATCGTTTATACAAGTAAGAACAATGTTGTTTATACAACTGATAACAGCGCGACCAGCGGCAAGTTGGTTACTGTTGAGTCTTCTGGCGAACTTCGCTCCAAGGGGTTCACTGTTGATTCGAACGGGGTTTACAAGGCAGCTTCACCGATTGCAAGACTATTTGCTGATTCACTTGAACTCAATGAAGATGCCTCAAAACAGCCGATTAACTTTGAAAAGTTAGGTACAGGTGACTACCTGATTAAAGGTTCTCTGGGATTTGCTAAAGAGGGCTGGTACATTGAAATGCCTAAAGATGCTAACGGTAACGTTCTTGTTGCTGTGTCATATGAGCAGCATGAAGATGGGGATATTGCAGTAAAAACCTACAAGAAAAAATTTGATATCGAAACAGCCTCAATTATTCCTGATTTCGATAATCCTGTAGATATTCCAGAAACTCGCTGGATTGATATTCGATTGCATGAAGAACCCGAACCAGAGCCTGAAGAACCGTTGAGTGAAACACCATTGGAGTTCCAGCCTACTAACTTATCTCAGGCAGTAGCTGCAGCCTTGAATGGTGTGGAACCGCCAGTGATCTCCGACACAGATGCAACACATTAAAAACCCGCAAATTTAGCGGGTTTTTTTACGCCCATCTTTTATAACTGCCCGCTGATGAAGCGGGTTTTTTATGCCTAAATTTTGGAGAACTATAAATGAGTTCAGGCGCAAAAATTCGATTATATGCTTGTGAAGAAGCGGTGCTGGGAACAACTCCGGCAAACCCGATCTGGTACACGGTTCGCCGTGTCAGTGATGGTTTATCTGAAAACGTCTCAACTGAAGAAAGCAGTGAAGTAGTAGATTCACGTTTTCGACAAGGTGGTGTGGTTACTGAAGCAGAGGTAACAGGCCAGTTAGAGTTTGAACTATCTCTTGGAACATTTGACTTATTCTTAAGTGCTTTAGCCTTTAATAACTGGGCAGCAAATGCTTTAAGCTTTGGCGGTACCGTACGTAAATCTTTAACACTGGTCAAAGTATTTGAAGATATCGGTCAGGTATTTATTTACCGTGGTGTACAGGTGAATACCGGTGAAATCACCATTCAAACAACTGGGAAAATCACTGGTAATTTTGGACTGGTAGGTAGCTCATTTACACGTCAGCAAGTCAATCCTGTCACTAATCCTATAGCTGCAACAACCCGTCCACTGGTCAGCATGCCAAACGTGGAAAACTTACTGGTAAATGGACAGACGATTCAAGGTAAAGCGTGTTTGCAGTCTCTTACGCTTTCAATTAATAACAATCTTGAAGCAATCCGTTGTATCGGCTCAGGCAAGTACACACCAGAGTTCTACATTGAAAAGATGATGGATATCGAAGCAAATGCTTCCTTCATGTTCTCGGCAACTGCGGCAGGGTGGATTGATGCCATTAAAACCCGAGATGTGTTTACGCTGACCTTTGATATTAAAGACAGCAAAGGCAGTAAATACTCGTTTAACTTCCCTCAATTAGAAGTGATGGAAGCCAATCACCCAGATGGCGGGGGTGACGACATCATTACTTTAGATATCAACTTTGCCCAAGTCCGTACAGCACCAACGATTGTACGTGCTCTCGTGTAATCAGCTTATTCAGTAACAAAGCCTATGGAATCCCATGGGCTTTTTTATTTCTAAAAATCAGAGGTTGTTATGGCTTTAAAAGTCGGAATTATTAAAAGCTCAGACGTATCAAAATGGTGTGAATATAAGGATTCTGATGGACAGGTACAGGCAGAGTTCAAAGTCCGTGGTATTGCCTATAAACCTTTTCAGGTAGCGATTGAACGAGCAGGAAACCAGATCTCGTCTAAAGGCTATGATGTGATGGTCAAAGATGAAAATGCCAAGCTTTACCATGAATTGTTAATGGATGCGTGTGCTGCCCATTTAATAGAAGACTGGAAAGGTGTGGTATTTGCCGAAATCGTAGACGGTAAAACGGTTGAATCTGAAAAGCCCTATACACCTGAGAATGCCTCAAAGCTTCTTAATCTTGGTGATATTGGTATTTCAATCTGGCTATTCATTAAAGAACAGGCCCAGAAGATTCAGGAAGACGCAGACAAGGACAAGGCTTTAATTCTGGGAAAGTCATCGAGCTCTACAAATACCAAAAAACGTATGCGTCGAAAACGCCGCACGAAATCGAACAAATCAAGTTCTTAGGTGGTCGTATTCCTGATCCGCCAGAGTATTCTTATGCGGCTGATTCCATTCTTTCGGCATTTAGTACTATTGCCAGATCCAGACGGTATGAGCAGGGCATCCCGTTATCTTTAGATCAGCAGGCAATCAATGTCTATGCAGAGCATAATGATTTACCAGTAGCTGCTCATATCTTTAATGACTGTATTTTTGCATTGGATAACTTGTTTTTAGATGAGGCGCATAAGAAGTCTAGTAAAAAATAACAGCCACTAGTAATGGTGGTTTTTTATTGCGCCTTTATTAACCACTTGTTAAATTACCCTCAAATATGAGGGTATTTTTATGGAAGAAAGCCCCGAAGGGCTTTTTTGTTAGAAGACTACCAACCACCAGAAATTCGCAAAGCACCAGCTAGCATTCCCGATTCCATCAATGGATGAAACCAACGGTCGCTATAATGTTGATTGCCTGTTGTGTAGCTTATGGTTTTTAAATCATCACTAATGATTTTTCTATTAAGTGGCCCTCTTAAATCCATTGCCCGAGTAAGTTTTAGAACTGCAATATTAGTTTTAAAAGCATATTCAGCTAAGTAGTGTCCTTGCTCGTTGTTAAGCATATGTACTGCTCGATAGATTCGACTGGTAGCAAAGTTTTGGGAAATAATTGCATCAATTAGGTTCTTGAGCAGCTTAAATTGATCTTCATCAAATAAAGAACCTTGTTTTTCAGCCTTGCTGTACATAGCAATTAAGTGGTGAACATACTCAACAGCCACAGGTATTACATCATGTGGGATTTCATCAATATGCTGAACATTGAAACGTTGGTGAACTAATTTATAAGCATCGCTGTAATTCAAATGCTTAGTTTTAGCTACAAGAAGATTTACAGCATTGGTTAGGGGTTCACGTTCTGATTTGTGGGTTTTAGCTAAAATCTCTTTACGGACAAAATAGCAATCCTCAAGTTGCTCAAAAACTTCCCATGCTTGGTCTGTATCCAACATTTTGGCGTGACGAGCAGCCCCTCGTTCTGTCCATAAGATAAGGGATCGAGTTTTATTTGAAATTGCAGGGAAATTTGCAAGTGACTTTAAGTCACCTACAAATTTTTTCAATTCTTCACCAATAATTTTGAAGAAGTGTTTACCTTCTACAAACCGCTCTTTATTTCGAGAATAGTTTTGTTTGATGTTGTCTGTATCGGTTCCATAGAAATCAGCAAGCATTGCTGTAGTAACAACTGGAACAGATTTGAAGTTAACAATTGATATTTTGGTATCGTTGATTTGTGCTATATTAGACATGTCTTAAATCTCCATTGGTTTAGACATAAACCCCTTGCCTGATTTCGACGTCTGCAAGGGGTTTTCTTTTTCATGGCTTTTAGCCTTGATGAAGTCATCTTATTTAATATCTTTTATTGTGTCAATTCTTTTTGTTGTGCTAACACAAAAAATAGTAATTATCTTTTATTGTGCTACAATATTCTAAAATTTAACTTGTGGTGCAGCAATGGAAGTAAAGAATAATGTTGCTTGTTTGCGTGAAAAAGCAGGCTTAACGGTTTATGAGCTATCAAAGCGGTGTGGTTTTGTTAGTGGTAGCAGAGTTCTATCAAACTATGTGACAAGAGCCGAGCAGGGACATTCTGTCAAGATCGATACAGCCTTACTTATATATAAAGAACTCAAAAAAGCAGGTGTATGTAAAAATTTTGAGGATGTATTTTGGCTTGACCACATGGACTAGTAGAGAATCTTCCTTTTTAAGTTCTTGATGACATTATTTTGTCCATTTGTTAAATTGTGTGAGATTAATAACAAATGGATTACATTATGAAAAAGATTTTATTAGCGGGATTTCTTGGATTGGGCTTAGCGGGGTGTGCGACAACTCCCCAACAACCCTCAGAGCCTGTAAAATTTGAAAAGGTTTATCAAATTGATGGATTAAACCAAGCACAGATTTATGATGGCGCTAGACAATGGTTCGCTGTAGCTTTTGCTTCTGCTAACGCAGTAATTCAATATGAAGATAAGGCATCAGGCACTATCATTGGAAAGGGCAATATGCGATATCCTTGTTCGGGCATGGAGTGCTTGGCAATGACAGGAAACGAACGTGTTGATTTTACTGTAAGAGTGGACACTAAGGATGGGAAAATGCGCGTGGGTTATGATGGTTTAACCTATAGCGCTCCATCGCACATGAGTGCTGGAATAATGATGCCTGCACAAAATTACCCTATAACTGAAAGTAGGAAGTCCACACCACTGATTATTAGTAAGATTAATACTCTATCGGATGATATGGCTGAAAAGATTAAAACTCAGCAGAAAGTAAATTCGAATTGGTAATTAAAGAAGAGATACAGCATGAGCACACCACAATATCAAACAATGAAAGAAAGTGAAGTTTGTAATGCTATCGGGTGGGTGTTAATAGCTCTTGGCTTTATCGCAGGTTTTTTATTTATTCTTGCATTTGGTCGAATTGAAGTAGCTTCTTACTATGGTAAAGAAACGGTTTGGTCTGGAGTTATGATAGCAACAGGAATCGGAATTATATTTAATGGATTCCTTGCAGGCTACTTATTTCAAAAAGTAGCTAGTATTCTTCGTTACCATGAGAATAAATAATATCTTGCATAAGCACCCTAGGATGCTTTTTAAAATTGGTTTAACTACCCTGCTTGGTAATTATATTTAACTTAAAAAGAACTACCCACTCATTGAGTGGGTTTTTTATTGCCTAGAGGAAAGTAAAATGGCACAAGAATCCCGTTTGGTCATTGTTATTGATTCGCAAAATGCTGAACGTAATGCGCGTAATCTAGGCAATGAACTTGTTAGCATTGAACGTAAAGGTGAATTTGCATCTAAGTCTATGGACAGCTTGTCTGTAGCCACCAGAGCTTTAGCTGGACACATGGCTGGTTTATTAACAGTAGGTTCAGCCATTTCAAAGATGGATACATATACTGGATTACAAAATCGCCTTAAGTTAGTCACTAACAATCAAGTTGAACTAAATAAAGCAACGGAAGACACTTTCCGAATTGCTCAAAAAACCTATTCAGCTTGGGATTCTGTGTTACAGGTTTACCAGCGTTTTAGTGATAATGCCAAAACTTTAAACCTCACAATGGATGACACAGCACGTTTAACTGAAACAGTTTCTAAAGCTGTAGCAATTAGTGGTGCAAGCGCAGAAGCTGCTGATGCAGCTTTAGTTCAGTTCGGGCAGGCCTTGGCTAGTGGAACGTTGCGTGGAGAAGAACTTAATTCTGTAATGGAGCAAACCCCAGCACTAGCAAAGGCTATTGCTAAAGGTATGGGTATTACTGTAGGTGAATTACGTTCAGTAGCAGCTGAAGGAAAAATTACTTCACAAGAAATTGTAAAAGCGCTTAGAAATGTAGAATCTGATGTTGATGCTCTTTTTGCTAAAACAGATATCACAATCGGGCAGTCTCTCACACTCCTAAACAACGAGATCACAAAATTTGTTGGCGAAGCAGGTAAGGGAAGTGGTGCGGCACAGGTATTAGCTGGATCAGTTCAAACTCTTGCAAGTAATTTAGATTTAATTGCTGATGGGGCTTTAGTAGTTGGTATTGGATATATCACTCGTGCAATTTTGATGAAGAGCGCTGCTATTAAAGAGGGAATGGCTTCAACTTTAGCGAGCCGCCAAGCATCTGTATTAAATGCTCAAGCAGAATATGCAGAAGCTACCGCTGCTTTGAATGCAGCAAAAGCTCATCTCGCGAATGTGCGAGCAACAAATGCAGAAACCCAAGCTAAATTTGGCGCAACAGCGGCAGCAACTCGATACGCACAAGCACAGGCAGCAGTAACTGCTGCTACAAATGCACAAACAGCAGCTCAAATTAAGCTAAATACTGCAACTTCAATTGCAGGGAGACTAGCTAAAGGGGCGTTTGGATTAATTGGTGGGTGGGCTGGAGTTGCAACATTAGGAGTAATGGGATTAGCGGCAGCCTATTCTTATTTTAATAATAAGGCAGAGGAGGCAAAGCAAAAGCTTGCTGAACAAGCTAAAGTTGCTGAGAAAGCTGATGAGGAGTTAAAAAAATTAACTGGCAATGATAAGGCTAAAGCAGTTAATGATTTAACTACTGCTTTTAATGCACAAAATAAAGCATTAGAGAAATCATCGCGTGCTGTAGGGTCTGCATTAATTGATATCGAGAACTATGCACGAGGAAATAGGGAGGTTGAAAAAATTTCCCAAGAAGCGAGAACTGGAACTATCAGCTATACAGAAGCCATTGAACGTCTAAATAAAATTAAGTTGCCTACAGATCTATATGAAAATCTGAAAAAACAGGCTGCGCAGTATGATGACAATGCATCTAAAGCAAGTTTATCAGCTGAGAAACTTAAATTATTAAGAGTTGAAGTGAAACTTGGAGGTAATGAAGCACAAAATGCGGCAATTCAGCATCAAAAACAAGCGGATGCTTTAGGAAATACTGCTACTGAAGCAGAAAAGGCAACTAAGGCTTTGCAAGATTATCAAGCCAAGCAAAAAGATAGCGTTATTGATTCAATCTATAAATCAGGTTGGCTTGATAAAGGTTACACTGTTGCTCAAGCTAATGCCATTTTAGAACTGCAAAAAGCTAAAGGAATGAGTGCAATTTTGTCTAAAGATGAAATTGATAGCGCACTTAGAAATCTCAAGATCATCGAAGAACAACAGGAGCGAGAAGATAAATTAACTGAAGCTAAAAGAAAGCAGACGCAGGAAATTGAAAAACAAGCAAAACTTACTAAACGCTTGGTCGGTATTTCCGGTCAATCCGGTATTGGTACTGGTCCACATCTTGACGTCCGATATGGTGGCTCATTGTCAGGTCAGAAAGTTTCTAATGAACATCTGGCTCGATTACAGGCGGGAGGAAAACCTTTAACTTCCTACAAGATCAGTTCTAATTATGGTCCACGAAAAGCCCCAACTAAAGGGGCTTCTTCATTTCATAAAGGTATTGATTTTTCAATGCCTGAAGGAACACCAATCACGACCAATGTTGCTGTGAAAGATATCAAGACATGGTATGACAGCAAGGGAGGTGGTTATGTCAGTGAAGTGATCTTTGAGGATGGAGTGTCTCTTAAGCTTCTACATCAATCTCCCAAGATGCAGAGCAAGGTGAAAGGTGGTGCAAGTAAAGGAAGTGATAAAGCAGCTGGTGATATTCAATCTCAACTTGAACGTCAACAGGATTTGCAACGGTCACTTGAAAATGAGGTGGCTAGTGAAGTCGGACGGATTAACAATAATAGAAAGGCAAGACTGGAGGATGTTGATAAAGCAAACTTTAGCCCGGAACGTACTGCAGAAATAAAGGCGGAAATAAATCGTCGTGCAGATAATGATATTGCTATAGCCAAACAAGCCCTTAGAACGAAATTGGAAGACTATAAGGAGTTCCAGAAAACCGAGGAACAGTTACTAGAAGAGTCCTTTAACCGTAAAAAGTTCAATGCAGCTCATGACCTTGAATTAAGTAAGTTTGAGCAGAAGCAAGCTGTTGAATTGCTGGAACAGCAAAAACAGCAAGAGTTAGGGTTATTAAAACTAGCTCAGGAACAGCGGTTGTTTCAAGCCCGTTTATCTCTGCTTTCTGAAACGCAAGCCATGCAGGAACGTTACAGACTCGAACGGGAGGAAATTCTTAAGAATACCAAGCTTTCTATAGAAGAGCGGCAAAAGCTAATCGCATTATCTAAAGCCAATCAGGATAAAGAGACACGCGATAAAGTGAATAATGCTGCTCAAAACTGGGGTGGTATCCAAGCGGATATGAATGGTACCGGAGAATTTTTCAGACAGGATCAGGAACGATTTAGCCGTTTAAATGCTGCAAATGATTTAGCAGATAGTCAATTTGCTGCTACCGACCTGAATGAGCAAAACTCTTTAGATGGTTTGAATGCTCAATTCGAAGCTGGACTAATTAAGCAGCAGGATTTCGAAAACCAGAAAACAGCAATCATTCAAGCTGCTCAGGACCAACGCAATCAGATTGCTGCCGAATATGCTCAGAATGCTCAGGATATTGAAGATAAATATCAGCAAGATCGTTTGAACACCCAAATTGCATTTGGTGGCCAAATGATGGGTTCTCTTACATCTATGTTTGGTTCAATGTTTGGAGAGCAATCTAAAGCTTACAAAATCATGTTCGCTGCAGATAAAGCTTATGCGATTGCAGCTGCTGGTATTGCGATTCAGCAAAATATTGCAGCAGCTTCAAAAGCTGGTTTTCCTCTTAACTTACCGTTGATTGCTGGGGCAGTTGCTCAAGGGGCTAGCATTATTGCAAACATCCGGGCAATCAAAGATCAAGGCTTTGCTGAAGGTGGTTACACGGGTCGAGGTGGGAAATATGAAGTTGCTGGAGCTGTGCACAAAGGCGAGATTGTATGGTCTCAAGAAGACATTAAAAGATGGGGGGGAGTTGGTTTAGTTGAGAAAATGCGTAAGAGTACAAACCCTGAAGCTTTTCTCAATAACAATGCTTCAGCTGATAGTGTCATGCGCCGTGCAATGATGAGCTCTAGTGCCTTTATAGAAAGCCAAAAGCAAGCTGATATCTTTAATCAACCGGTTCAAGATTCTCAGATTATTTATAAGGGTAATAGAAGCGTACCTATCGCTTCTTCTTCGGCCAGTTCTGATCTATACCACGATGGCAAGGTCTACTTCTCATCCAATGGTTTAGTTCTGGATCGCTCAAATCTGGATGATGTTCAGGACTTTACTTCAGGACGTGCTTCACGCCCTCAAGCTGAGATTAAGCCTTCAATTGAGCCAGCTTCATCGATAATCAATTTCAAAATTGAAGTGATTAATCAGGTGAGTGGGGCGACAGTTGAAGCCGAACAACTGGATGAGCAAACAGTCCGGATCATTGTTAAAGATGAAATGGATAAGCAGCTTCCAAGAACGGTACCGAAGCTTGTAAGTGATCAAATTGGTAATCCAAACTCAACTATTAGTCGATCTTTGACTGAGAATACCACTGTAAGGCGTAACCGTTAACTATGTGAGGCCGCCGAACGGGGGGGCATTTCACTACCTATACGCTGTATTCGACTTGCTTTCTAACGATATGTACAAAGTGTTTCTGACTTTCGATACACTTTGTTTCATATATTTAAGATATTTAAACGTTTATCAAGACGACGTTATTTGGCGTGTAGTTTTTCTAAAGTAATAGAATTAGACAGATTATGAAAGTTTCTGGCTTGACTACTTATCGGAACTACGATATTGACTTCGGTAGTAATTTCAACGTAATATTCGCGCTAAGAGACCTTCTTATTAATTAGTAAGAAGGTGTTTTCGTCTCTGGAGTGTATAGCCTTGGGAAAATTAAATCTAGTGTTAACTATAAAGATTATAGTCTCCTCAAATATGTGTATTCATCCGTAATAATTGCATATATTTGTTCAATAGACTTGTATAACAAACCTTGATTAATTCTATATAAATCATATTAGGCATACCATGACTGAATTTAAATGGCAAATTGATAGTATCCGTACTGTATTATTCTTTAACGGAGAAATTAATTTTAAGAAAAAAGAATGGTCGAAAAATATAACTGGGCTTGAAATTTCTAATGAAATGACCCAATCGGAAGAAAATGGACGTTTGATTCAATATGTTGAAATTACTAATCTTGATAGTAATAAGCAATTTAATTTGGTTTATTTAAAAGATCAAAGCTTAATTGATTTACAATTAGTATTTGAAAGAGATGAAAATTTTTATACTTTCAATGAAATAATCAAAGAGGTAGATTTTTTTTACGAAAAAATTAGCGTATTTTTTGATCAGCTCAATGAAAAGATTATTCGTATTGGTAATGTTGTTGAGCTTAGTATACCTGTTGATAATGAAAAAATAGGTTGTGATTTGTTAAGAAGTAATGTTTCTTATTTAAATAACATGCAGGAGGATTTAGAAGAAATTAGTTATAGAACTAATAAATCATATTTTATTGACAATATTAAAATTAATCAGGTTGTTCAGTATTCTAATGGTCAGAAAATGTCATTGGTGATTGATCCTAATATAGGAATTCCCAAGGCTAAAGTGCAAAAAAATATTCTAATGAATATAGATGTTAATACAGATGCTTCTCATAGATCTGAATTAGATTTCTTAAAATTCATTCCATTATTACAAGATTCAGTAAAAAAATTAATAAGAAATGGAGGTACTTATGTTAGTTGATACCTATTCAAGCTCATTAAGTTTACCTTCTTTTTCGAGTAATACACTAAATTCTATAAATCGTAGTACAACTGTAGTTTCTAATTATAATGGAGTTGCTAATCGCGTAAATAAAAGCGTTGAAAATTTCATTGATCATACTGAATCAATGCGTGTTTTTTTTAAAAGCTTTCTAAATAATCAATCAGATTTTCTTGCGTTTTTTTTATGCTTATGTGTCATTGGTTCTTTTCAATCATATGATCTTAGACTTGATAGTAAAGATAATATTATTTCACCTGAGATATTTAAAGATTCTAAAAATAGTTTTTGGTGGGATAAAAAACATTATTTTGAAATATATAAATTAGAAGCAACTAATAGAGGAAGAGAGGCTTCTGCATATATGACAGTATTAATGCATCAAGCTGTACAAGTTGAAGACCTTAAGTTTTTAAATAATTTTTTTCAAGAGTTAAATAAAAGTAGTTTAACTTCATGGTCTCTCATAGCTTTATTACGCTCAACAAATGTTTATAAAAATCAAATTTCATTGTGGAAAGAAATGTATTTATATACTCAGAACGTTGTTATAAATGAGGGATTAAACCCAAAACGTGAGATGTATGGCTTAGATCGCGGTTTAAATATATAAATTTTAGTTGTGAGTAAGCTTTTATAATGAATGCAAAATTTCAACTCATTAAAGACATTAATTATAAACCCAAAGACTCACAACTTGGAGTCATAATTAAAAAGGTAACATCAGAACAAAATCATACTGGTTTTGTATTTATTGAAGATAATAAATTAGTACTAGCTCATTTTGGCTGGCATGAAACCTATTTTTTTCAAAGACGTAATGACTCTGACGGTTATGCTATGTACTGGTTTGATTTAGAAAAAATTCCAGAAAGAACTCTTGTACATATAATTAATGAACTTGAACAAATTTCTCATAATAAAGATTTGAATAATAATGAAGTTTTCTATTTTCCTGCTCCTTATGGAATCGTAAATTTTGGTGGATCTAGGATCTCAGGAGGTGATTTTCTAAGTACCCCTAATACGGTAGGTGATAGCCTTACATGTTCAGTTTTTGTTAATTGTATATTTGAACAATCCGGTTTTCCAATCCTAGATTTAGATACCTGGAAAACAACAGAGCAGGACATTGAATGGCAAACTAGTATTCTTGATAAATTAATTGGAAAATTGAGTCCAGAGTTTATGCGGATACAGCGTGAAAATGTAGGTAAAGTTCCGCGGTTACGTCCAGAACAAATGGTTGGAGCATGTTGTGTTTTTGATTATGAGCTAGTTGATTTTGATACAGCAGATAGTGCAGCAATAATTGTTTTAGAGCAATTAGAAGCGCTAGGTTGTTAATAAATAAATTTAATTTTAAGTGATGTTTTTGTATTTATATTCAAAAGTAATATCTATTAATTTCTAAAAATTAATCAAGTTAACTTTAATAAAAGAACCCGCGAAAGCGGGTTTTTTTATTACCTGAAGGAAAGTTATGTACAAGTTAAAGCTAAATCCTCAGACCAGCGGCTATGGCGTAACACCGGGTGATGATGTGAAACGTCAGCAGATGGACGGCGGTCGTGGTCGCTATTACATCGATGTAAAACGTAATAGCCACATTGTTGATGTGAACTGGAATTTAAGTAAAACCGATTTCAATAAAATGATGGCGTTCTGGCGGGTATACCAGAACAAGCCAGCCTCATTTTATGCGGATCTGGTGATTGATCAGGGAGCTCGTCAGCAATACCTGTGTAACTTCATTCCGAACTCGTTCAAGACCAATGAAGTGAATGGCAACCTTTACCGGGTAAATGCACAGCTCGAAGTTGTTCAAAACCAGCCTAACCTTACTGCCGATATCGCTTTGATTAAGGATTGGGAGGTCTAATGGATAACGAATATGCCAAATTCTTTTTCAATCGGAAAGTTGATGTCTATCAATTGGAGTGTATTGAGCTTTCTCATCCTTCTTTTATGAATACATACCGAATAGTCCGTAATGATGACCGAGGTGTTTATGTTCAACATAAGGAGGGATCCGGTCAGGTCTATTATGAATTTTTGCCAGCATCTATTCAAAGATCCGGAATGCTGGGTGATCTGGACCAGACATTAACAGTCTCTATATCTGGTTTAGGTGATGTAATGCCGGATGAGTTTGAACGGGTAATCGAAGGCCAATATCCCGATGTAAAGCCAACAGTAAATTACCGGATTTACAGTTCAGACAATCTGAATTCTCCAATGTTTTATTTACTCGGACTACAACTCTCAAGTGTCGCCATGAACCATAAAGCTGTGACATTCAAGGCTGAATCACCACGATTAAATACCACTAAAACTGGGGACATTTTTGCACTGGATCGCTTTAGTGGTTTGAAGGGGGCTATATGAAAAGTCATGATCATTTGCTTGATAAGCAATACGATGACGAACACTACAACTGTGTTCACTTTGTTCATGAAGCTGCAATGGACCTATACGGCATAGATCGGGCGGAAGCACTTGAACTCTTTATGCAGCCTAAGGGCAAAATTACTTTTTTATCTTCACGGTTAAAACTTTTAAATCCGCTACCCATGCCCAAGGAAGGCTGCATAGTCGCCTTCCATCCGAGACAAAGAAATAAGCCCCCGCATGTGGGGCTTTTTCGTGGGCAAAAGATTCTTCACCTCATGGAAAGCGGAGTCACTTATTTGCCTGAAGAGGTTGTGATGGGAATGGGGTTTAATCGGGTCAGTTATTATGATTAAAGTTATTTATAAAAAAGACGCTTTGTCTGAAGAAAAGACAATTGAACAGGCTCAAACCATTGGGCAATGGCTCACTTCAAAATATGAACATATGCCTGAGCATGTCCGTATTTTTCATACCATAAGCAATATGGATCATGCGGAAATTTCATTTGCGAATGAAGTCACACCGAAGAATGCATATGAATTAAAGCAGCTCGATTTCTTGCCAGGCACTTTCATTGTAATTGAGAATCCCAAGGGTATAGACCCCATAACTCTAGCTTGGATAGCGGTTGCTTCTATAGTTATGGGTGTGGCTGTTGCATTATTAATGCCTGTGCCCTCAATTACCCAAACCAACCAGAATAACAATCAATCCTCGTCTGCAAATAACGAATTATCAAACCGTGAAAATAAAACTCGCGTAAATGGTCGTATCGCAGATATTTATGGTGCCGCTCACGATACCCCTGATCTGATTACTGTGCCTTACAAGGTATATGAAAACAATGTCGAAGTAGAGCATGTTGTTGGTTGTATTGGTCGTGGTCACTATAAAATTAACGGTGCATATGACGGTGAAACCAACATTGTTGATATTGCCGGCGCATCGGTAGAAGTCTTTCGACCGGGTGTCGATATTGTCTCGGGTGAGCCATATTTCTCGCTTGGTACCGAAATTACAACTCCACCCTTAACAGTTCAGCATCAAACTTCTGTTAATGGCCAAGTTTTACGTCCTGCTGATACACAATCTTTAGAAGGTACGAACTACCTTCATTTTGCATATCCAAACGAGATTCTTCGGGCAACGGCAAACAACACAGATTTAACCACTAAGTTTGTAAGTAATGACCGCGTAGAAATCACGAATGCCTCATTCACGTTTAACGGCCAGACTTATGATTTAAACGGCACTTACAGTGTTCTATCGGTAGCTGATGATCGAATGACGTTATCAAATCCGGCGGCCGTTAATGCTAACTGGTTAAAGCTTAAAGAGTTAAATAACCAGCAAACAGCAGCTTTATCACCAAAGATCAGTTCAATAGGTGAAAAGTGGATTGGTCCATTCATTCTGGACAATGTCGAACGAAGTCGGGTGCTATGTAACTTTGTGGCCACAAATGGACTTTACACAGTTTCTTCAGGTGGAAATCAGGGAGCTGTAAACGTCACGATTGAAGTAGAAGTAACGCCGGTAAATGAATCGGGTGCAGCCATTGGTAATCCAATGCTAAAGCAGATCATTCTAAAGGGTTCGGCAAAGTCACGTCAGACAGTTGGCGCAACGCTGGATATGGTGACATTTCAAGGTCGCTGTAGTGTCCGTGCACGTCGTTTAACACCAACACCGGCGGTTACAACGGTAGTAGATGAAGTAAAGTGGCAGGCGCTTTATGGTGCTTATCCTTTGCAAAGCACAGTGTATGAACATGAAACGGTTTTTCGTGCGCGCACTTATGCAACCACTGGAGCTTTATCTGTTAAGTCCCGCAAGATCAATTTTGATCTTCAGCGGATGTTACCGACTTTTAAAAACGGCGCAATGACGACAGAGCTATTTCCAACATCAAGCTTTGCTGATGCATTGGTTTCAATGGCACTGGATGACAAGATAGGCCGCCGTACGATCGACGAAATAGATCTGGAAAATATCTATCGGACTTATAACGATGTAGTTGATTATTTTGGTACACCACTTGCGGCTGAGTTCTGTACTACGATTGATGATACAAACCTGTCTTTTGAAGAGCTGGTCACCAATCTATGTGATGCAGTTTTTTGTACCGCTTATCGACAAAACAACAAGCTCAAGCTTTATTTTGAACGGCCAACTGATAACTCGGTAATGCTGTTTAACTTCAGGAATATCATTCCAGATAGTTACAAGCATGATCTAACCTTTGGCGTGATGGATGACTACGATGGACTGATCTATGAATACACGGATCCGACCGACGATAGTCGTATCAATATCTATTTGCCAGACAAAGGAGCAAAGAACCCGAAAGAAGTGAAATCCGTTGGGGTACGAAACAAGTGGCAAGCTCATTTTAATGCGTACCGGATCTGGAACAAGCTTCGGTTTCAACGTAAATCCATCACCTTTGATGCGGCGCCTGAGTCTGAATTGCTTGTGCTACGTGACCGTATTGCTGTAGCAGATTATCGCAATGGTATTCATCAAAGCGGGGAAGTGGTACAGCAAGAGGGTTTAATCCTCACCTTAAGCCATGATGTAGATTTCATTGCAGGCAAGAGTTATGTGATCTATCTGCAAATGGGGGATGGCACAGTGGACCTTATTCCTGTTACCGCTGGATCTGCCAAGAACAAGGTGGTTTTAGGCCGTTTACCGAACGGGGCCTTAAAGCTTAGTCCTGATGATTTTGTGAATACTATCTATACGGTGGTTAATGACGATACCAAAGGCTCACTGCCTTATCTGGTTGCAAAAAGAGAACCAGCTGACCAGTTCTCTAATACCATTACTGCAATTAATTACGATGAACGTTATTACCTCAATGACAAGGACTTTATTGATGTGCCAGTAGATGATTCACCAATCTACATTCGATATGACCAGCTTGATATTAATCTTGCACGTTTGTATCAGATGCAAAGAGGTGATTTACCAACGACTGGCGAAATCAGTTTTGTAGTTGAAGCAGGTGCACTGGTTTCAAGTTCAAGTTCTTATCGACCGGAAACCAGATTTGTCTATAAATTCGACTATAAGTCTAGTCCTGCAAAACGAGAGTATATCGTTCCTGCTGCAACTGAATTACCAGCGATAGATACAGGGGAGTTCCCACCTGATCTGGTGGTGAATCTAACGATTAAAGGTGCTGTTGTTGGACGTGGTGGAGATGGCGGTTTGCCTCATTTGGACTTTGGTGCATGGTCTACCGATCCGGATTACAACTTTACCAAAACCCGCCGTGATGGATTTCAAGGTGCACCAGGTTTATTAAACCGACACAGCAAACTAAACCTGATTATCGATGGAGGGACGTTAGCTCGAGGCGGTTCAGGTGGTGGAGCAACACCAAGTGGTATTTATACAGGATTATCGTATGGGGTTCAGGGTATTCCGGGAGGAGCTGGTGCACCTTTTGGTCGGGTAATGACAGGACAGCCTATTACTAGCGACTCACAAGATTGGCGTTGGTACTTAAATGGTGACTTTATGGTTGTCAAAGTAACCGATGCTGAAGCTGCAGTGCCCGGTAAAGGTTACCGAACCCAAAATGACCGTTATGGGTCTCCATTATCAGGTGATGGCGGAAATTGGGGCCAGCGCGGCACCAAATCTACCAATGATGGAACATGGAATTGGCAATACCATGGCACAACTGAAGGTCAGCCGGGGCCAGGGGGACCTGCAATTGTTGGGGTGGCACCACTTACAACTCAATTGATCAATGGAGGGAAAATCTTACAAACCCTTTAAACCTTAAAATAACTTTGAGCACCCAATTCGGGTGCTTTTTTATTGCCTAAACGAAAGGGGGAAGGCATGACTGAAAATGAATCATATGGGTTGAGATTTGAAAAGAAAATCGACTCCATTCAGAGTGATATTCGCATGTTGTCAGATCATGTTACTCGACTGACTTTTATTAATGAAGCACACAAAGAGACTAGCGAACAGAACAAAAAGGATATCGATACATTGGATATCAAAGTCGCCAATTTAGAAAACCGCACAGCAGCGCAAGATGGTGGAATTTCTGTGCTGCGTGTATTGCTAGGAATATTTGCAGGAATCGTATTTTCGCTGTGCGCTTGGGTTGGATCTTCAATTATTCAATTAAGCCAAGATCAATCTTTAATTAAAGAAAAAGTATCACGGTTAGAGGAAGCAGGACGATGAATAGTGAAAATACAAGAGCTTATCTAGCTTTCGCATTAGTGGGACTGATGTTTGTTTTAGTGATTGCTTTATTTTTTGTGGATATGCCGCGAGAAAACAGCAATCTGATTAATACGGCATTGGGTTTTATTGCTGGGGCTATGACAACAGCATGTGGGTTTTATTTTGGTAGCTCTGAGTTAGAGAAAAAGAAAGGTGAATCCAATGACAACTAAACCATTCTTCGATGCTGCCCGAGTAATTGCAGGCGGCAAGCTTACACAGGCGCAAGTAGACGATCTAAATAAAGTGGTCGAAAAACTTGCACCAGGTGGAAAAACTACAAGTGATGATGGTATAGATTTAATAACTAGTTTTGAAGGCACGCGATTCAATGCTTACGATGATGGTGTAGGGGTTTGGACCATTGGTACTGGCACCACAGTTTATCCAAATGGCGTGAAGGTCAAGAAGGGCGATACTTGCACAGCAGAACAAGCTAAGACTTACTTTAAACATGACTTGGCTAAATTCGAAAAGACAGTTAATGAATCTGTGACAGCGCCTTTAACTCAAAATCAATTTGATGCTTTGGTATCGCTGACTTACAACATTGGCTCAGGTGCTTTTAATAATTCAACCTTATTAAAAAAACTGAATAAAGGTGACTATCAAGGCGCTGCTGATCAATTCCTTGTCTGGAATAAGGCAGGCGGTAAAGTCATGAAAGGTCTAGTTCGTCGCCGAGAAGCAGAGCGAGCACTCTTTTTAAAGAAGTAACTTATATGTGTAAGCGTACTAAAGTTGCAACAATCATCACATTGCTGTGCCTCCTCTTCTCAGGTTGCACAGCTCACACAATTAACACGTCTGTAAATGTTGGTATTTGTGTAAAAGCCCTTTGAGTAGGGCTTTAAGTAAAAGATATAAGTTTTAAGATACCTACTTATCTTCGCCAAAATTTTGATGAAGGACCTTTATCCTTTTCCCATTTTTCTGCCAATCGCTGAGTCTCTGCATAGATAGCTTTTCTATTCTCTTTACGTCTTAACTCCATTACATAGGGCTCTAATGTTTTCCAATCTCTAACAAGGATCCCTTTCTTCATTCTTTTATAAATTTCTTCATCCAATGCCTTCTCAAAGATTCCAGACGCAATGAATTCATAGTGATTCAGAATTGTCATAATGACGTCATTCTCTTCTGGATTATCTGCAAGTTCCTCACAAGCAAGTTTGGTAAAGTTCATCCCTTGTTTCTTATATTTCCCAAACTTTTCTTTAATATCGCGGAAGTACATATCCTGAGTTTCTGACAGAACTAAGTCTACAGTTGCACGTTTCTTTGCTTGAGCTTCATTTCTCCTAAGAGTATATATAGCAATAAGCGCACTAATAAAAAATACTAAAGTTTGAATCCAAAATGCAATGTTGCCGCCCCAGAATGTTGGGTCTTGTACTTGTGCCATGTTTTACTTAAGAAATTAAAATAAAACCAAGTATATATAAAAACAAAAAACCACTCTATATTAGAGTGGTTTTTGTGGTTAAGGATTCTAGAAATCCCAACCTTCATTCATTGCTGGATAGGTTGGTAATATAATATTTGTAGTTTTTTTCATAGGTACTCCTATAGTTTCCTTGTGGATAACTGTATGGATTTCTATTATAACTAGTGTGGAACACAGGGCAATGGGTTTTATAACAATATTTTTCATTAGATTTGTGTTGTTTTTAAAAATGTCAAGTTATTTATGGTAATAAAATGCAAGTCATGATCATGGTTTCGGAAGCGGGCAGGATGGAGAATACTTGCAATCTACCCGCTGATTTAGATAAGAACGGGAATGTTCTTAAAATCTATGACTACTCATTAAAAGAGTTGCCGATTAATTTAGATGGTACTGTCACTTACAACGGTAAAAGATGGACCTTTGATATGAAGCAAAATTACCTCTAAACCTGTGGATAAATAGCGCATTACGCCAAATATACGCCAAAATATAGTTAAGTTATTGATTTTATATAATAGATTGGTGCGCTCGGCGGGGATCGAACCCACGACCCCAGGCTTCGGAAACCTGTACTCTATCCAACTGAGCTACGAGCGCGTGTGTGGGGCACATCATAGGAAAAAAACACTTGCAGGTAAAGCACGAAATACGTACCAAGTGAATTTAATGCTTAATTAAACAGCAGCTTGTTATGTTTTAGTTCTTTTGCTGAATGAGCTGAATTGAATAATTAATAGAGTGAAGCGTATGTGCCAGCTCATGAGGGGGAATCCTTGACTCTTGCAAACTGGTAATCCATTGCATTTGGCACATTTTTAGTTCTTGAAGATTTTTAATTTGTTCTATTTTTTGAATAAGTGGTTTGGCCATAAGCCCACAGTATTGGCTTAAGCTTTGTTTCATTAATAGTTGTATTTCTTCAAAAGTAAGTTGTTGAACAGGAATTGGTGGCTGAGTATTTTCAATATTTGAAGAATGGCATGATGGTTCTAGAGAAACTTTAATTTCTCCAGTCAAATCGGCACTTTCATTTTCATCTATGGTGCTTTTTTGTTGCGCTTTTACTTCTAAACTCGTGGTAGGTGATACTGAGAGAGCTATTTGTTCAGTAAATTCTGAATCGTTTTCACTAATAGGGGCAATAAGCTTTAAGTCAATAAGTTGTTGAATGAGTTCTGGTGGAGCAATGCGTTTTTTAAACTCGGTATTGAGAGTTTGAAAATCTTCATGATCAATTAATAGAAGTAAACGTCTTTGTTTGGCATTTAAAGCAATATTACGTTGTTGAAGCGCGACTCTTCCCAAATTGGTTCGATAAAAACCAGCCAT